AGCCAGTTTGTGGCATTATATTGAACATCTTGTGCCATAGGAGTCGGCACATTTTGTGCTGGCTTCTTGGCTGCTTCGAGTTGTTGTTTCTTAAAATGTTGCAATTGCTGAAGTTTTTGTTTAGAATCAGTCAATTGTTCCAAATATTCAATTTGAGCTGCGGCATCATTAGCTTGAGCTGCTTGCAACATCTTCATTTTTGCATATTCGACTTTTGTTGCTTCATCTTCAATCGTTTTATCGATTTGATTAAGTCTGAATGATGTTGCTGTGTTCTCAAGTGATGCTAAACGTCGAGCTAACTCTTCGTTTCGTCTCTCAAGTGCTGTAATTTTGTGTTTTGCAGATGCCTCACGTTGTTTTGCGAGTTCTTTTTTTAATCTGCGCTCTTCACGACGAGCTTCACGTATTTTTTCACGCTCATCTTCATCGGGTTCTTCGTCAGATTCGTCATGTTGATCATTTTCGTCATCATGATCGTCTTCTGCTGGTGCTGGATCTGCAGATTGCTCTACTTCACCGCCCTCTTTTTGTTCTTTTGGCGCCTCATCATCAAATTCTTCTGGTAAATCGGCAACCTTGGCTAGAACACTTCCATCGTCTTGTTCCTTAATAGGAATATTTAGTTCTTTTTTATCTTCTGCCATTGTTTTAGCTTTCTACAAAGTTAATTAATCAACAAACGCTTTCATTTTCTGCGCAAATTCAAAATTTTTGATGCGAGAAATGATTTCGCGAGCCTGTAATGTGATGAAAACGACAGGACTGCCATCATCACCAGCGTCAACAACAAAGCGATCACCACCATATTTGATTGTTCTTACTAAATCGCCTTCTTTACACCACGGACCTTCAGGCCATAGTTCAAGAGTAAACGGATCTTTGTAAGCAAGCGGTCCTACTTGTATGACTTTTGCTACAGTTTCGTTAAATTTAAGTGTTTGTCTCGTTTCGTCTACCAATAAAATCCCACCTTTTGATTTAGATTTTTCACGTCTTAGCTGAACTAACACGCGATCACCTGCAACTTCTAGGCCTGGATCTACAATTGGAAAACATTCTAACTCAGAACGTGTATCTGGTTCTGCGTTTGCTACAATATCAAATGCTGCCATTCGGCAATCTCCTTTAATTTTTACAAATTATGATTCTTGTTCGTCATCTTCGGTCATCAAACCATCAAGTAAGTTTAAACTTGCTTGTAAACCTTGATAATTACCAACTAAACGCTGATAAGATTCAATGTTGATTGCATGACCTGCGGTTAATGACTCCGCAATTCTTTGTTGCTCAGCTTTAATTAAGCCGATTAACTCAGTAATAATGTCTTTCATATATCCTTTCCCAGTCTTTACAGACCGTTATAAAAACACTAATGCATTAATTTAGGATTTCCGCCCTATTATTTTGTGTATTCTGTTACGTTTTCGTTTGGACCAATTTTGCCAGCAAGTTTTAACTTAGCTTGACCAGCGCTAATTTTCCAATTATTGTCTCTGTGTGAACCGCCTTTACCAGGATCAATTTCTGTTTTTGCTGTGTCACCAGCATAACCAGGTTCACCTGTAATTTGGTAGGCTTTTCTAAAACCTATATTTTTATCTAATGCCATGATTTATTCCTCGGATGGTTGTTGTGGTTGATTTTGTTGAGCTTGACTTTGCAAACGTGCTTGCAACATTTCACTCATGCGTTGCTTTCTTGCTTGATCCGCTTGTGCGGCTTGTTGAGCAGCTTGCTGTGCCATCTGTGCTTGATGGAGAAAGTTTTGCTGGTCAATTTCGATGCCATGTTGGCGAATATCTGCTTGTGCTTCATGAGATGCCATGAGCGCTGTTTGATCTTGTTCGTGTTGCATTAACAATTGATCAGAAGTTAATTCAGCACGAGCGGTAATTTCCGCAATTCGTTCTTTAGATGAATTGTTAAGATCTGCCATGGCAATTTGTGTAGCGTTACGTTGTGAGTCAATGGTAGATTGTGTTTGATATTTCGCTTGTAGATCTGCCATTTGTTGTTGTAACTTAGCCACTTCAAGTTGATATGTTTGTTGATCTTTTTGCATATCAAGTTGCATACGTGATTGAGCTTCTTCTGATTTACGTTTAGTCTCAGCCATTTGTGTTTGCAAGATAACTTGAGCTGTTGGATCAGCATTTGCAGCTTGTTGTTGCTGTGCTTGTTGCATTTGTTGTACTTTTTGTGCCAATGCATTAATTTGCGGTAAATAAGTTTGCATTGTAATATTTGCATCTTCACTTACCATAGATGATGCAATTGCTAAAGCTTGTTGTGCTTCTAAATCTAATGGTTTTTCTTGGTTAAGATTAAATGTATCTTTGCCACCTGCAGCTTCTGCTACATAAGCACGCATTGATTGTAGATAGTGTAATGTTAAGTGTTGCTTAATATGTTCTAATGCATGCGGTGTAAATGCCGGTCCAATGACTGGGTTTCCTCCGTATGCAGGATTGTTTGCATATTCCAAATGAATCTTAATATGCGCCATATGATCTTGATCTGGATACGCCGCTGCTGGACGACCCATTGTCATTGACACGTTTTCTAATGCTGGATTAGATTCATTAGCACCTTGTGGATTTGGTAAAATCTCATCAATGTTTGGTATCTTCATTTGCTTCATGATTCGGCGATACATTGCACGAATATCAAACATGCTAGGTGGTGCTGATTTTGCCATTTCTAAGATGGCTTGGTTTTGTGCTAGTCTTTGCGTTTCCGAGAAGATGTTAGGATCCGATACAGGACGTACATCGTTATTGTAAGCAAAGTCCCTAACCTCAATTTCTTCTCCTGATTCGTTGTCCATCTCACTCAAGTACCAATGATTGATACGTGAGATGATGGCTAATGATTTAGCTTGTGATCTATGTAATCTTGCATGGATCGCTGAGAATACTTTAGCACCTTGTTCAATAAGTGCTTGTGCTGTACCCACAGGCATATTGTTATTAGCTTCGCCAATTTTTTCTTCTGCCGTAGTCACTACACCTTTAGCAGCGTCAGATAACCAACCGAGTAAATTAAATAATGTGCTTGATGGTGGATTGAATGGCATTGGCATAGCAATCTTGCGAATGTCATCGACGCCAGGAGCGCCTTCAATTTCCATTACTTGTGTAGGTTCAATCCTATCACTTTGACCGCCGATACGACCGCCTTTAAGTTTAAGCATTGTTTGGCTGTTGCTGATATGTGCCGCATCAAGTAACGCACGGAGTGAACCGGTAAGAGCAGCAGATAAGCCACCAATAAGGTGAGGCAGACCGATAGCGTAAGCACCGCGCCAAGGAATAAATTTAAATTCGACATACCAGTCCAATTTCTCAAGTTTTTCATCGTTAGCTTCCCAGTTTCGATAGAGACCAAGTACTTTAGAACTTGATTCATCAACCATTAAAATATACGGTGCGCGTTTACCTTCTGAAATTGAATCATCATCTAATCGAATGAAGCAAGTAATTTCATAAACACGACGTAAGCCATCAATATTCTTAGATGGTTTTTCTTTACCTTCGATTTTATCGTTAGCTTGTTCTGATCTTGTTTGTTCGTTTAATGGAACGTCTGATGTATAACTTGCATCGACATCGCGATAGATACCCGCTTCAATTCTTTGAAGGTATGTATCTTCTGTAATATCTTGTACTTCTGTAACGCGAGGTGATGTATAGAAATTGGTTGTTGAGTATGGAAGTAAGATGTTGTCAATTGGAACCCATTCGCACATTGGGCGTTTTTGTTCCGCATCATATCTCCATTTTAAGAATTGAGATCCACCAAGTGGAAGTTGTGTGAGCATTTGTTCCATCTCATCACGATACTCTTGTACTTGTTCCGTAAGTTGCCAGTTTAAGAAATTAACTTTGCGTTCTGCGGTTTTTTCTTTAGCTGAATCTGCTTCACCTTTGATGTTTGATTTTACAATACCATCAGGTGGTAATAATTCTTTTGCAGATGATGCTGCAAAGTCAACACATGATTCTGCCATGACTGGGTGGACGACTTTAGACGCGCCGTCAAAGGTGGCCCCGCCAGGCGCGTCCTTGCCTAAACCAGTTCGGCGTAAACCTTCTTCATATTGTTTGTCACGCTCTTTGCGAGCTTCTTTGTCGACATCAATAAAATCTAAATATTCATTAGCTAAAGCATCTAAAACATTTTCATCAAATATTTCAGCTAAGTTTTCATAAAACTCTGGATCTTTTTGTGGTCCGTATTTTTCTTGGAAATTTATAACTACTGAACCATCATCAAGTTCAATCACTTCTTGTTCAGCTTCATCATCTTCTAAACCAAGTGCTTCAGCAATAGCATCTGTTTCTGCGTCTTGATTAATCGCATCTTGAATATCATCTTCCCTAGAATCTAGTTCTGGTAAGTTAGTGCCCATCTGAAGAGGTATTTTTGGATTTGCCATAAATTATGAGTATATAGTTATAAATTGGTACCTAAGCCTACTAATGCAAATTATTAGTTTCTTCCGCCCTACATCGCATACGGATTTTCAAATCGTTTGGATCGGTCATCTGCGTACGAATAATCACGCGCAGGTAATGGATCTAATTGAATCCATCCTGAGTCACGCAATACACGTAGCGCTTGTGATAAAGAATCTACATAGTCATCATGACCGCCCGCTTCTGGGAATGAACACACTTGGCGCAAGAAACGTTTTGCCCAGTCTGCATATTCGCCAGGTCGTTCAGGATCTTCTGGAATATAAACCTTGCCCTTCGCTATGATAGGTGCTACAATATTAAGACGCTGAACTTTATCAGCACGACCGGGATTGTAACCTCGCACCTCAATGCCTGAACCTTGTAGTTCTTGAATGAGTGAGATACCAGCTGACTTATCTTCCATCAATACGAGATCGGCTTTTCTTCCTTTTCCGAAATCGTTATCAGCTCCATAGACAACTTCTTTGAAGTCATCAATGACTTTGCGACGAAGTTCTGGATAAGCTAAGTGTCCGTCCCAAGCATCGAGTAAGATTATAGATGTGCCTGCATCTTCTTGTTCAAACACACCCCATATCGTACATGCCGTTGGGTCGTTCATTGTTTTTTCAGATGTTGCCGGATCGTAACTGGCAATTACATATTCCAAGTTAGGTGTTGGCTTATTTGCAGGCCATAATCTAAACTGCTTACGTTTGATAATACCAGCTTGTTCAGGATCTAGGATCTCACCATAGATCTCTTGACGACCGATGTCTGTGCCATCGTATGTTTCTAACTGTTTGAAGAAGGTTTCGGATAAGTGTTGTTTGTTATCGTATGATGATGCGTTGACGACATACACATCACCACCAACTTTACCTTCGTTTAAGTCAACGATCAGTTCTTTTGGTTTTGGTGTTGTGGTAATGATCTGCTGAACGCGAGGGATTCTTGGATCTTTAAGACGAAGCGTAAACTGAACACCATCGTATGCGTCATCTAAATACTCAAACGCACACAACTCGTCAAACCATGCGCCATGAAATTGCTTACCACGATAACGTTCTGGTTCTGAACCAGGGATACCTTGGATCAATGATCCATTGGTTAAAGTAATTTCAAATAATGATTTGTTGTAGTCTTTGATTAAAGATGATGGTATAATATTGAGCAGACCAGAGTCACCTTCAAAACATGTTGCACGAATATCGTTTGAGGTTGGTGCTGTGACTAACCAGCGAGTGTTGTTATATTTCCACGCACGGATGCCGATCCAGTGAGAGGCTGTGTGAGTCTTTCCTGATCCCCGTCCTGCTAACATAAGGAAGGTATCAAACTCGCCATCTTCTGGTTCGCGTTGATGAGGGAGTGCTTGAAGCGCCCACTTGACTTGCCACAATGCAGCATCAAGTTGCTGCTTTGGCCAGTGCTTATGAGTTTCTGCAAACTTCTTTAGTATGGCTTCTTGTTTGTCTGTTAACATGTCTGTATAAATCCTTCTCCAACAAGGATTGAGTTGTCTGGTCCGTTTGTTTCTATATGAACACACATTTGGGATTGTGTGGGTTCAATGGCTTTAATGTATCTTCTACTTGGATACACTTTGATGGGTGGAGACTTTTGGATATCCATAATCTTAATCCTAAACTTAAAATACAATGTGTATGTATTTCGAGCTGGGTTAAACAGAATGGATGTCTTTGAGCCTAACGATTCAACTAAACTTTGAATCTGCACCACAACATTTAAATTCCTAGATGAGAATCTAAACCTGTCATTTCTTTTTTCATATTGCGCTGACTTAGCATGCATGATGCCAGTCAATAATTCGATGCGTTCTTCTACAGATGCAAACAAATAATTTGTAGGTAATCTGCTTGGTATATTCGGAGCCAATTGTAAATGAATAGCTGGCTCTGTTATAAATACGCGTTTGCCGTTTTTTCTTTTTGGCCCTTCTATAATTTTGTATCCATGGCTTCTAAACTTTTCATAAATGAAATCTTGGTAGCCTGGGATTGTGACCATCTGATGTTTTTTGTTTTTGTTATAAAGCCAATAACCAAACACAAAAGGTGGTATGCTTAATTCCTGATGAGGAAACGCTATGGGTTTCGTCGTAGGTATTGAATACTTAGTGCGACCTCTTTTATCTTTCAATGACAGATCGATTAAGTTTTCCAATTTAGTAAACTTCAACTGTCGTTTAAATGGCCTGATGTTTTTATAAGCATCTAATTGCTTTCGATGATTTCTATCTTGGATTAAAAATCCTAGATGTTTATCTCCACGAATAGTGAGATGGTCATCAAAAGTCACTTCATAACATTCATTGGCATAATAATGCTGGACGAGTTTAACTTGGACAATCTCGCCGTCCTTGTTAAAAACATAATCGCCAATCTTTACTTTGTCTGCTCTTTTCCAATAGTCAAGTGTTAGCACTTGTTGGATTGCTGTTATTGCCATCTAAACTTAATCCTAAGTTTGTATAAAAAAGAAGGGACGTTTTAAGCCCCTTCCAGAAAGTTACATTAAATGCAACTTTTTGATTACTTATTCATTACGTACATTGTTACTTCAAAGCCAAAACGCATTTCAGTAGCTGCTGGTTTAGTCCACATGTTTAAATCTCCTAAAAATAAGTACACGTCATTGTGTACATGTTTACTAATGCGAGTTTTATAAACATATGGCTACGGATTTCCATGAATCCAAGGTAAGTATACTAATGCAAATTTTAACTATTTCCTACCTATTATTTTTACATATAATTAAATCAATGACTTACAGATTTAGATTAAACCAAAGTATTAAAAAAGACATAGAAGACACAGAAGACAGGGTACGGTTTTTGTTGTTTTTTTGCAACACTAATTTTTTAACCCATTGATTTAATTAATAATATTTTTCTAAAAGACACAGAAGACACAGAAGACACCCTTTATTCCATATTTTTATTATTTTTAAAAAATAAAAAATAAAAGATAGAGACAAACTGTGTTTATACTGTGTCTTCTATGTCTTCTATGTCTTTTATGTATAGTATATTATACATTTATTTGTCCTGTTAATTATCATAAGTATTTGATTCATATAGAAAATGTCCAGATTTTTTAAAAAAAAATTTTTAGAAATCGACTTTTTTTAAAAATACGGCAAATTATAAAAACTTGCTTTTTGTGGGGCCCCCGCCGCCCCCCTCAGGTAGGGGACCCAAATTGGGGTATCGCCTCGATCGAAATACCCCTACAGCAAGGAGGGTTATTTGATTCGCTAGTCTAGCAAGGGTTTTAAGGCATCATGCCTCGCAATCTATTGCTATGATTGCGAGGCATGATGCACTATGCCTGATTGATTGCGAAGCTCAATGCTTCGCTCGATCGCATCGCATCGAAGCTCAATGCTTCGCTCGATCGCGAGGCATTGAGGCATCGAGGCATGATGTGAGCGAGGGTGATCGGGGCAATCAGCAAGGCATCGAGGCATGATGCCAATGAGGGTGAGTGCATCGCGATCGAGCCAATAAGGGTGAGAGGCATCGAGGGGGCGAGGCATCGAGGGGGCGAGGCATCGAGGGGGCGAGAATACGCGTACGCGAAAGCTCGGGGGGCGAGTGACCATGATAATCAAAACTTATCAGAGGTGAGCACCCGATTTGAAATCAAAATCAAAAAGAATCCAATAATAATGATCTTTTATTTTTTAGATCGCATATAATCGGGGGTGAGCACTTTCGCTCATGTATATATTAATAAGAAAGGTACGATATGAATCTAGCTATTTCATCACCACAAGCTCTCGCACCTCTCGCGAGAATATCAGAGCTCACTCGAGCTTTTTATTCTCTCGAAGATGCACTCACTCAAAAAATGGCTCTTCAGGATAGCATAAGAGCTTTTATCTCGAATCACTTGCGATCACCTTTTCGCGATTATTCGATTGAGAGCCCCTCTCATGTAATCGATCGAAAATTAAGGGGGCATCGATTATCAAAGGCGATCGCATCGGTGCGAAAGAATCCGAAAGATATTGAAAATGCTTACGAGTATTTATGGCTCATTATGCAAATGAGCACAATTCAAGCGAGGCAATTCGAGCCCTCATTCATAAAAGCTCGAGAGATGATGAGCACCGAATGGCAATCGATCGATCTTCGCACGATAAGCAAGGTTATCTCGGGCGATCACTTACCAAAATTTGATCGATATAACATGATCTATCAACTTCACTTCTCGATAAGTGAGCCCTCTCTCGTGGCTTATTATCCCTCACTCGATCATATGAGAAGAGGGCGAGAAGTAAAATTGAGATTTGGTAAATTCTTATCCAATGTAAAAAATGAAATTGGCATCGATGAATCGAAGATCAAAAATTATGTTGATTCTTACAATGCGATCTTACAAGCTCAGAATAATTGGCGATTACATTTTATCGAATCCGATAGCCCTCAAGATTGGCTTGATGCTTATCAAGATGAATCGAATGTGAGCTCATGTATGAGCGATTGTGATTCGGTGAAGTATTATGCTCACCCCTTGAGTGTTTTGAGATTGGCTGTGCTTCGCGATGATGATGATAATGTAATCGCTCGATCAATTGTGCGAGAAGATAAAAAAGAATATGTGCGAATTTACCCCCCGAGCGATTCTGATTCCAGGGGTAAATGGTTATCTTCTCTTTTACACGATCAAGGGTATTCATGGGGCAATCTTAACGGGTGCTTAATCAAAACTTTTGAGCATGATGAGGGGGGTTATAAAGCCCCTTATATTGATCGAGGCAACAATGGCTCTCAAAAAGCCAATCTCGAAAGAATAGATAATAAGCTCTATTTTAGAATCCATGAGAATGGTGATTATTATTTACACTATACCAATGGGCGAGATCGTGAAGATGAAAGCGATGATGTTTATTGTGAATCTTGTGGTGATTATCACCCCGAAGATGAAACGAGCTATTATGATTCGATTGGATTGAGAATTTGCGAGGGTTGCGAGAATGAATATTATATTTGGGCTTATGATGGCGATGGCGATGATCGAAGTGTCTTTCATCAAGATGATGTGATCTATTGTCAGAGCGATGATGAGTATTATCATCAAGATTCGCTCGATCAATATGGCATCGCTCAAGATGAAAATTCTTGTGATTATTATTTCAAAAATGAATTAATCGAAGTACGCTCAAATGTATTTTATTTGAGAGAAGATGTGCTCGAGGTGATTGTGCCTTATAGAGATTTATCTCGAAGCCTCATAATCGATCAAATGTATATTCATTATCTTGATGCCCGTTATTTGCCTTGTGGTGATGTGGTGCATCAGGATCAATATAATCAAATGATCGATCGATTAAATTCTTTTACCGATAAGGTGCAAGGGGTGATCTATCCCTATTGTGAATGGTTCGCGAATGATATTAAAAATGTGCTCAATGATGCCAATTTATTATTCGATCACTATTTATCAATTAAGGGCTTTGATCTTCGCCCTTGTGTTTATTCGGGTAAATTCTATCCGAGAGATGCGATGACACTCACAAGTTTCGGGTTGATCGCCAATGAGTACGCGATTCTCACCGATGATCTTGAAAATGATTATATGGGATTTGAATTTAATCCCGATTTAATAAAATTTAAACTTAATGAAAGCGAGGCAATTCATGGATAAGCTCTTATCAATTCTCTCTCATAGAAGAGAGCACAATTCTACGGGTGAGCTCTCATTCGCTCTTAAATTCTTGAGCCATTGTGAGCCATTGTATGATCTTAATAATGAGGTGATCGCTTATCGATTCGATAACACTCACCCCGAAGATCGCTCTCGAGTGCTTTTCTCTTGCCATATTGACACGATGCACCGAAAAGAGCCCGAGCGAGTATTTCAAGAAGTATTCGTGGATTCTCTCACCAATCAAGTATTTATCAATTCGAGCGATGATTGCCTCGGTGCTGATGATGGGGCTGGGGTTTATTTATTGCTCGAGATGATCGAGCGAGATGTGCACGGGTGCTTTTTATTTCATCGGGGCGAAGAGAAAGGGGGCATTGGCTCTCGGGCGATGAGCTCTATTTATGCTGATTGGCTCAAAACTTTCACCCATGCGATCGCTTTCGATCGAAGAGGTGCGAGATCGGTTATCACACATCAAGGCATGAATCGAGGGGCATCGGATAAATGTGCTCAATTCATCATTGATCTTTTCGGTATGAATCACGAGCTCGATGATACGGGTACTTATACTGACACGAGAGAATACTTTGGATTAATACCCGAGTGCTTTAATTTCTCGATCGGGTACGATCACGAGCATTCATCGCGTGAAATACTCGATCTTGATTATCTTATGAAATTAAAAGATAAGATCACCTCGATTGAATGGGGCTCTCTTGAATTGCCAATCGATCGTGAGCCAAAATATGATGATTATGAGGGCTTTTCTTATGGCTCTTATTATGGCTCTCAATATGATTCTTTTAGCTCAATATACGATAACCCCGAGCTCGATGAGATTATGTACCTTGATCGAAAAGAATTGGCTCAATTCATAAAAAAGAATAAGCCCGAGAAAATTGCTGACATGATGAGCGATCTTTTAAACCATGTATTTGAGCTCGAAGATGCGATGATCGCTCGAGATCAATATTATTCAGATGATTATGCTGATTATCATTCTTTTAATGATGATTGCGATCGCCCCTCTCTTCTAAAAGCACCAATTCAATCAGAGCTTTCACTCGATCTTGAGAATGATGAGCTTGAGGGCTCTTATTCGGGGTGAAGATTTAATTTTTATTTAATCATTCGAGCCCCGATCTATTCGGGGCTTTTTTTTGGATGCTATTCGAGCGATTAAATAAGTATTAAATCAGCGATCGATTCGATCGAATTGAATCGATTTTGAGGGGCATTTTATAACCATTGAGCAAGGCGATATTTGGCTTAATGATATGACATCAAGTGCCAAAAAATAATCGCTTAAAATGCGATTGTGAGAGCCATATATTAAAAAGGGGCTTTTTAAAGCCATTGAATCACGATCATTTTTTGAAAGGGGGTAAGTATAGGATAGATAAAAAGAATCGCGTATAGAGCGATTGTGCGATGAATTGCACTCTATTTTTTAAGCATTTTAGGGCTCGAGCCATGATTTCGGGGCGATCGGGGCATTTTCTAAAATTCGAGGGGCATTGTGATAATGATAATCATTCTCATTCATTAACCCTTTTGCCATTGTGGTTATTAATAACCATAATGCGATTGTGGTTATATGTCAATGTCACTTGGATAAAAGAGAAACCCCAATGTCACTTGGATAAACGGAAAACCCAATGTCACTTGGATAAATACGAATGTCACTTGGGCTGCACTCAATCTCAATGTCACTTGGATAAATACGAATGTCACTTGGGCTTTTTTAGAACCCAATGTCACTTGGATAAATTTTAATTGACATCTGTAATAAATAGGAAGACAATACAGAAGCAACACTTAACTACCACAAAGGAGAAACACATGCAACAATTAGACTTTATTACACACAAGCAACAAAATATAAACATCGCGGGCACATCATATCGTGGTCGCGTAGATTGTCCATACGATCAGATCGTAAGATCATTCGGTAAGCCATACGAAGGTGATGGTGATAAGACCAGGGCAGAATGGGCTATCGAGTTTGATGATGGCACAGTCGCTACAATTTATGATTACAAAATAGACATCGATCCAATTAAAAACCATGATTGGCATATCGGTGGATTTAAACCTATCGCTGTTGAGCATGTTTTGCATGTCTTAGCAACCGATGCAATGCCATTAACTTTTGAAGGAGATGCAGAATGATTCCAGATACATACTTAACGCGTGAACAATTAAAGCGAAAACATAGAACTGATATGATCTTATACACATCAGCATCTTTTGTAATTGGATTCACTGTAGCAATGGCAATTTTCATGCACCATTTATTTAAGGTGATGCCATGAGAAAAAAAGCCAAAGAGTATGATGACTTCCACTTTGATTATGATGTCAATCATCATGACCATGATCCAATAGATATACCTATTTGGATTGCCATCATTATTGTTTCATTAATCTTTTTATATTTTGGAGTATTTAAATGACAGCCATGAAATTGGAATTAACGATCGATGCAGATCAATCAGATGCAATCTTTGTACACATTGCTAAAGAACGCTATGAGTTATTAGTTCAGGACAAAATTAAATGGCCTGATGAGCCTTTGATCGATGAAACGATTGAGGCATACAAAGCCATTTTACAAGACTCAATGACTGAAAAAGATTTCAAAACTTACATGCATTCTTTTGCAAAAAAAGTTAAGAAATATGATGCCAAAAGATTGACCGATGCAGAAAATGGTCTATAATAGACCATACAACTTAACCACCAAGGAGAGCAATATGGATAATGATTTAATTAAAACAATCGATTCATTAGGAGTTATTGATAAACAAATTAAAGACCTTGAAGCTACAGCGCGTAAATTAAAAGATGCGTTGATTGCTAGAGGTGCTGGCAAATATGATGGCAACTTGTTCCAAGTGAATGTTCAGCAATTTGACAGAGCATCAATCAATCCTAATCTTGTTCGTGAATTAGCAGATGAAGCTTTTGTATCTTCTGTCACAGAAGTTAAAACTGTGAATGCTGTCGTTGTAAAACCATTATCATTGACGGCATGAAATACCAACCAAAGTTTGAACTAAAAGATGAAACCGGCACTGCACTACGCCGGTTTTATTCTATGGAAATGGCACAAAAGTTTTTATGTGAAGGCTATACCATAACTAAACTCAATTTACCAAAACCACCAAGTGATTATGAGATTGCATTATCAACTTTGGGGGAAGCATTATTTTGAGTGAACCAACAGACTTACTAACCGATTACCTACAATCCCTATTTGGCATAGAGCCACTACCCACCGAAGAAGAACACAAATTATCTGAACAGATTCAGAAAGGCAACAAGGCAGCATTAGATAAACTTGTTAAGCATAATCTACGTTTCGTGGTTTATATTTTAAGAAGTACAACGGCATGGACTTATGGCAAGATGCCTGTTGAGGATCTTATTAGCATGGGTAACGAACATTTAGTGATTGCTGCCAAAAGATGGGTACCAAAAAATAATGCAAGGTTCGCAACCTATGCTAGATCATTTATATTAAAAGGAGTTAGACGAGACATGGACAACACTGCCAATGTGATACGCATGCCAGTAAACATTATGGAAGCGATCAAGAAAATGAATTACAACGAGCGAGCACTCTCACAAGTACTTGGTCGCAAACCAAAGCTTAACGAGATAGCTACGATGATGGGTGTTGAAGTCGATAAAGTAAGACAACTCCAAAACTATTTAACCTATGAGCCTGTGTCATTGGATAGTATCAATGAAACAAACACAGTGGAAGATCACGATGAATAATCCAAGAATACAAGTCATCACACCTACGATTGGCACTCAGTATTTACAACAAGCCATTGATAGTGTCTACAACCAAACAATCAAAACAGAACACATCATTGTGGCAGATGGTGGATTCAATGCAGAACTTAAACTTTATCCAAATGCAAAGATGGTCATGTTGCCTGAGAACACCGGAGCCAATGGGTGGAATGGTCACAGAATATATGCAACGATGCCGCTTCTATCCAATGCAGACTACATATTATTTTTGGATGAAGATAATTGGTTTGAACCTGACCATGTAGAAAAGATGATCAACTTTATCAAAGAACACGATCTTACTTGGTGTTATAGCCTTCGTAAAATTGTAGACACCGATGGTAATTATATTGCAGATGATAATTGTGATAGCCTGGGCAAATGGCCACCGGTGGATTCTGTTGCTAAAAGATATGTCGATACCAATTGCTATTGCTTCAAGCGTAAATACTTAGCACGATTCGCACATCACTTCTATACGAATTCATATTATGCAGATAGAGATTTCTTTGAAGGTATCGCAACCAATTTACCAGACTATGAATGCAATGGTGAATATTCTGTCAATTATAGAATGCGTGATAGGTTACTTAAAGTTATCACAAAAAATAACAAAGTGACATTGGATAGGTATAATGGTAATTATCCATGGACTCAATTAAGGACAACAAAATGAATTTTACAACAGACTGGTTTTCATTCAATATTCCAAACATGGAACTTTGCATGAAAACATTAAACAATAAAACAAGATTTTTGGAGATAGGATGTTTTGAAGGTAGAGCTACAACGTGGCTCATTCAAAATGGATTAGAACCATATGGTTCGAGCATCACCTGCATCGATACATTTGAAGGCAGTGTAGAACATGAGCATATGAATCTAACTCACCTCTATCAAACATTCGTAGGTAATGTGTCTGAAGTGATTGGTGTAGGTCAAAAATACATAGCCATACCAAAGATGTCATACCATGGATTAACAGATCTTATTAAACAAGATGCCAAGTTTGATTTTATCTACATCGATGGATCACATACTGGCTACGATACACTCACCGATGCATGCATGGCATGGCCATTATTAAACAAAGGCGGTATCATGTTGTTTGATGATTACCTTTGGACTGACATCCCAGGCGAATTAAACCAACCAAAGATTGGCGTCGATGCCTTCTTAAAAGTATTTGCAAAGCAGTATGAAATCATTATTAATAATTATCAACTAGGAGTAAGAAAAATATGAAACCGCAAGACGCCAAGATATTTGTAGCAACGCCCATGTATGGTGGTATGTGTACTGGCACGCATGCTATTGGTTTAGCCAATCTGGTTCACATGATGATGACGCAAGGTATCAAGATGCATTATTCATTCATGATGAACGAATCACTCATTACAAGAGCGCGTGATAGTTTAGCGCACGACTTTATCAAGAGCGACTGCTCACACTTATTATTCATCGACGCAGATATTGGATTCGATCCAAAACATATTCCTGATATGATTTCAGCAGACAAAGACATTGTGTGCGGTTTGTATCCAAAGAAAGAGATTAACTGGATCAAAGTTGAGAAGGCAGTCAAGGATGGTGTACCTTTTGCAGACTTGCACAAACACACAGGCGAATTTGTTGTGTTGTTAGTTGATAACAAATCAGCAACAGGTAAAATTAACGAACCATTAGAAATCGTAAGCGGTGGTACGGGCTACATGTTAATCAAGCGTAAAGTATTTGAAGGACTGATGAAGCATGTACCGACATACACATCAGATATGTACGCTGCGATTGATACAGAACGCAAACCAAAGATCATTCATCAATTCTTTGACACATCGATTGATCCTGATGATAATAAACTACTATCAGAAGATTATCACTTCTGTAAATTGGCAAGGAAGCATGGCTATAAAGTTTGGGCAGCACCTTGGGTATCTTTAACACACACTGGCACGTATACGTTCAGTGGTTCAATAGTGAGCAATTAATATGACAGAGCAAAGATTAACAGCAGACATCATTGAGGAATTAACCGCACCGAAAGGTGTGGCGATTCCCACAGATATATTTGACCCAGTTACAAAACACCTACTCAAAATAGAATTTCATGATGAAAAGGGTGAATTTATCATTCAGGCATTATGGGATGACAGGGATGAACATAACGACGAGAACAATGAAGCGTTTAAGAAGTGGGCATATAATTTAATGGGGGACAAAGGCTATGAAGTTAGACGATGAAAAGACATGGTGGCAGGTCGCTAAATGGTATGTCATCATTTTGTCGGTATATTTTGCTTGTAGGATCATATTCCCCTACATTGAATGTTACTATAATGAATTTGGAGACACAGAAGACATAGAAGACACAGTATAAACGCACTTTATCCGTATCTTTTATTTTTTATTTTATTAAAAAAACTAAAAAACTGGAATAAAGGGTGTCTTCTGTGTCTTCTATGGCTCGGTAAAAAATAAGATGTTATTAATCAATCACTTGGAAAATGAGAAATTGGAAAACTATCCAAAAAGCGACAAAACACGTACCCTGTCTTCTATGTCTTCTGTGTCTTTTTGGCTTAACATCTGATTAAAAAATAGGCAAATGCAAAATGATTGTGTACCAAATTAGAAAATTGTGTGGTAGACTCCTGTTTAATGGCAGACATATAAAAAAGCGTACGTCTGACAAAAATAAGAGAATATATGACAAAATGCGCAATTTAAAAGGTAAATATAAATGAAACTTACTAGAAAACAAAAAATGAATCTAATAGAAGGAAAGCTTGAATTAAGTATGTTGCAATTCCATGCAAGCTTGCCTTGGATTATTAGAAAGTTATTTAGCAAACAAGCTTTAAATTGGTATGACAAGGGTAAAGGTGACGCAATGGCTGATTATCTTTGGCTCAAAAAGAAAATAGCAAAAGTGGAGAAACAAAATAAAACAACATAAATGGCATAAGGGGGAAGATAAATGAATGAATATCGAATAAAAACATTTGTGCATAGACTCAATAAATTAGGTATAGATGTAACCTTTGCTGCCAATTATCCTTGGATTTATTTTGATACTATTAACGGTAAAAAGGTTACAGGAACATTTCATGCTGATCATGGATGGACTGCATTTTTTAGTCCTGTTGAAATACAAGGCAAAGTTAAATTTAGTGATAGACGAGAAGTATTTAAAAAGGTAAGGAGCATGTTATGAAACAACATAAATGGCATAAAGAAATAAAAGCATGGGCTGAAGGTAAAAAGATTGAAGCTAAATGGTTATCTGATGAAAATGAAGAATGGCAATATGTTGAAACTCCAATTTGGGATGCAACTCATTGGGAATACCGCATTAAACCACAACCTAAAGAAATGAACCCAGAACCAAATGAAGAGTTTACATGGTGGTATGAAAGAGTATTTTTACAAAGTCCTAGCATGTGTGAACTTAAATATGATGATGAAAAAATGTGGCAGGCATGGATAGCAGGATATAAATTAGGTCGTGACAACGCCTATAAAAGAAAAGATATCCCTATTGAAACCTTTACTATATTAAAAAGAGAAAATAAAGAGCCTCAATATTTGTATGCTTTTTTATTGGAAGTGGGCACAAAAAAAGGTGATATTGTTTTTGGATTAAATGATTCACACATTGATGGATTTAGTTACATAGGCAAAATTAAACTAGAAGAATAACAACAACAGAAAGAAACCCTTATGAACGACACCACCAAGCCACAGACGTTACCTGTGCAATTTAATAATATACCCATCGAACTCAAACAAATAGACAGGTGGGTACTCTGGCGTCTCGTCCAAGTTGGCGATGAGACAACCAAGCGCTGGTCTAAGTTGCCAATGCAGCCCAATGGTCAGTCAGCGTCATCTACAAACCAAGATCAGTGGTCATCCTTCGTGACTGTCCAACATGCCTACGAGTCAAACCCCGGCAAGTTTGACGGCGTGGGCTTTGTCTTCTCCACAGAAGATAACCTCGTTGGCATAGACCTAGACGACTGCCTCGATCCAACCACACATCAATTCACTTCCCCGCCATCCCAGGACATTGCGTCGCGACTCAACGGGTATATGGAAGTCTCACCATCAGGCACGGGTGTCAAGATATTCACACGCGCCTCAATACAAAATGCGCACGTGGATCATTCGATCGGTTTAGAAGTATATCCGCACGCACGATACTTTACCGTAACAGGTCACCATATCTCAGGCACGATTCCAGCAACAGAACAAGACGTGACCGCCATCGTGCCACAAAGACAGATTAGTAAAACAGGCGACGCGTTTAATGACTACACACCGCCTGTAGAAAATTACGACATCGCTAAGGTAGAGGCAGAGATCTTACCAAATTATTCTCCCGATACGGGATACGCAGAATGGTTGAAAATCGGTGCCATACTCCACCATCAAGGTCAGGGTGACATTGAGTGGTGTGAGTTGTGGGATCGATGGTCAAGCCAATCGCATAAGTACCAAACAACTGGCCTCAACAGTTGTGAGAGCAAGTGGCGCACGTTTAAGGGTTCGGGCGCCACTCTCCGCTCTTTGATATTTGAGGTCAATCAAAAAAAGTTGCAAGAGGCATTAGATCGAGGTGAGACGATCCTCGATAATAATGTCATGTCACATGCACGTAAGTTTCTAGATAACTTCTACAACTCAGAGGAAGGCTATCGATTAGTTCACTACGCAGAGGACTTTTATATTCACGACAAGACACACTACGAACCAATTGAAGAACTCACAGTGAGATCAGACATTTATAAATTCTTAGATCACTGCAAAAAAATAGGACGTAAGCAAGAGATACAACCATTCAACCCAACACCAGCGTCAGTGAGTGCTGCGATGGATGCACTTAAATCAATCGTGCACTTACCTAACCATGCAAACACAAGACCACCGATTTGGTTTGATAAGTATAAGAAAGATAAACCAGATGCATCCAAATTGATATCACTCCAAAATGGATTGTTCCATGTTGAGGATCGCGTATTGATTCCGCACTCATTGGGATTCTTTACACAGAACTCTTTAGCATTCCAGTACGATCAAAATGCAGAGTGTCCAGTGTGGATAAACTTTTTAAAATCAGTATGGGAAAATGACAATGACTCAATCGAAACCTTGCAAGAGATGTTTGGATACATTTTATCGGGCGACACGCGTCAACAGAAATTCTTCAACATCATCGGGCCACGTAGATCTGGAAAAGGCACTATTAATAAAGTGCTGGTATCACTCTTGGGTCAGCACAATACCGTCGCTCCTGAGTTGGGTGAGCTATGCGATACTTTTGGCTTACAGCCTTGGCTTAACAAGTTGCTTGCTAGTTTCACTGACGCACGTGCTCCCGAACGAAATCGCAATGCCGTTGTTTCTCAGCTGCTTCGTATTGTTGGTGGCGATACCGTTACTGTTAATCGTAAGAATAAAGAAGCTTGGAACGGATACCTCCCTACGCGAATTGTTATTTATTCAAACGAAGTCCTCCAACTTACCGAAAACTCAAACGCCCTCACAGGACGAATGATCGTGTTGAAGATGACCAAAACATTCTACAACAAAGAGGATACAGAGCTTGCGTATAAGTTATCCAAAGAACTCAGTGGCATCTTTAACTGGGCGATGGAAGGATTACGTCGTCGATTAGAGCGTGGTGGTTATTTTGTACAACCTAAATCAGGTAGCGCCTACCTAGAACTTATGACCGAATTAGGAAACCCAATCGGTACATTCGTAGAAGACGCGCTTGTATTTGAGGCAGACGCCGCGGTGTCAAAAGATGATGTGTTTGCATGTTACTCACGTTGGGCGATCAAACGTAAGATTCCACCCGGCAGTGAGCTTGCATTTAAACGACGCTTCTTGGCAGCAACACAAGAGTACAATATTGAAGTCGGTGTCGAAAGACAAAATGGTGTACGCAGTCACGTGTATCGTGGCATTAAATTAACAGACAGTGCTCAACGATACGTCAACAGCATTGTGTCATTTGATGAGGGAGATTTTTAATGGTTGAATTAATGACAGCGTTTTTGCTTTACAACTACCATGCAAGTTATTTGTGGTGGATTGGTTACATATTAGTCTTTTTAATTGAGACCATTCAAGACATCAATTACAAATATGGTGAAGACGATGGAGCTTAGATGGGTTGTTAGATCAAACGGAGAGCGCGTACTGCAACACCTACGCGATGGTATTTGGATAAACATAACGACGGAGTATGAAAATGGCCAGAGTGCTGATGAACTACCACAGGAACGTAGCGGTCGAAGTACAAAGAGGAAGCAAGTGGACAACCATCGTGACAGGGTGGACACCAACGCACCGAGAAAAAATACTAAACGAAACACTCGATCGAGAATGGTATGAAATCAGTTACCCAATCACCGCCGCGATTGAACGGTTTTTAAATCCTATTCTGCCATCGTCCACGATTGATGATACAGCTAAACGTGATCTAAAGGAGATCCTAAAGCATGAAACCAAAAGAGTATAGTTACTACAATGTAGACATAGGATTCTTTCCACGTTGCGTTAAGTTGTGTTTTAATGACACGCAATTCCAAGATATCTTACGCGATCAAAACATCACAGATCAAAACATCACGGCACTCCAGACAGGTGTAGCCGAGACACACTATTTTGACACTGGCAAGAAAGGCATCATTGTCGTCGTATTTAATTTAGATGATATGCATGACAGCGTTGATGAGATGGTGGCAACGATTGCCCATGAGACAGTGCATATTATAGAACGCATCAGTGACTACATCGGTGAAGAGGAAATATTTACAGAGGAAACACGTGCGTACTTATCAGAGTCAATTGTCCGTCAACTATTCAAAGCTTGCGTTATGGAAAAGGAAAAAAATGCTGGAAAAACACATAGAAAAATACTTCAAAAACTCAGTGGAGAAAGCGGGGGGTCTGACGTTCAAGTGGATAAGCACAGTGACGGGAGTACCAGACAGGATAGCGTTCCTAAACAAAAAAGTGCACTTGGTGGAACTAAAGGCAAAGTCAGGCCGACTCTCTCCAAGACAGTCAGTCGTATTCCGCCTACTCGAAAAGCAGGGGTTCACGGTAACGGTTCTGTTTAGTGAAGAAGAAATAGATGCGTTTATCAAAATTAACAGCGAAACAAAAACAGATAAGAAATAGATTTTATTTCAATGCTAGAAGTAGAGCAAAGAGAAAAAACCTTCCCTTTAATTTAACCAAAGAATATTTGGAATCTATCGCAACCGATGAGTGTCCAATATTTAAAATTCCATTTGAGTGGGGTCAATCGGGTTTAGGTAAAGGTAAACAAAAACAAACTGCCCCAACACTAGATCGTATACTGCCACATAAAGGATACGTGGTAGGTAACGTGGCATTTATATCAGAACGCGCCAATAGAATAAAAGATAACGCATCGATGGAAGAAATGTATAAAATAGCAGACTGGATTTGGGAACACTTACATGCTCAACAGAAATAACTTACATCAATACCAAAAAGATATTATTGAGAAAGCGAAAGCTATTCCCAATTTGGGACTATTTTTACCCCCTGGACTGGGCAAGACAACAACCACGCTCACTATCATCGCGGAACAATTCAAAGGACGCACACTGATCATTGCACCAAAGAAGGTGGCAGAGTCTGTGTGGACTGAAGAGATATCAAAATGGGATCACCTAAAACATTTGCGCATATCCAAAGTGTTAGGCAATCCAAAAGAGCGGGCAGCTTCATTGCAGCGCGACTCAGACATCTACATCACTAACTTGGAAAATGTAGTCTGGCTCACAGAATTAAAAATACCATTCGACAACTTAGTCATCGATGAATCGTCACGCTTCAAAGATCCGTCAACTAAAAGATTCAAGGCACTCAAACCACTACTCAAAACATTTAAGCGCCGTGTTATTCTCACAGGCACACCTACACCTCAAGGATATGGCGACTTGTGGAGTCAAGTCGGCATATTAGATTTAGGTGCAAGGTTAGAGACATCGATCACACGCTTTAGACAAAAATACATGGAGCCCACTGACAAGAACTGGCACACTGGCGTCGTGTATAAGTGGGGCATACGTGAGGGTCAAGAGACTATCATCCAAGATAAGATCAAGGACATTTGCTTCTCACTAAAAGCTGAGGACTATCTAAAGCTACCAGAGATCACTAAAATCTACCACAATATTTATTTAGGGCTAGACTCAAAGGCGCAGTATAAAAAGCTACTCAATGACATGGTGTTAGAAATTGGCGATGAGACGATCACAGCACCAACCGCCGCGACTCTATCAAATAAACTACTGCAGTTTACTTCCGGATCAATATATAAAGAAGACGGATCATGGACGTGTATCCACACAGCCAAGATAGATTTTATGGAAGACATGCTAGATGAGAACGCGCCGACGTTGGTCTTCTATCACTTCAAGGCTTCCCTGCAAAAACTCAAAGAACGATTTCCACAGGCAAAAATGTTGGACGAAATTAACCATCAAGATTGGCGTGATGGCAAGGTGCCTATGTTACTTTGTCATCCCCAATCAGGAGGGATTGGTATCAACCTACAGTGTAACGTAGGCGAGACGGCACAGATTGTATGGTACGACCTACCATGGTCAAGCGAGAACTATATTCAAGCCAACGCTCGGATACACCGCCAAGGTCAAACAAAACCCGTCATTATCCACCATTTAGCTATAGAAAATAGTATCGATAACCAAGTTATAGGAGTGCTAGAGGGCAAAATAAATTTACAAAATGCCGTCCTAAATGCCTTAAAATTTGCATTAGTATAGTACGATGAAAACTACTACTAATGAAACTAAGCATGTGGTTAATGCTATGTTGCCTCGGCTATCAGACGAAGATCCAGATATTATGGAGCGCGATGATTCAAAAGAGGCGCATTATGCATTCCCGGCATCCGAGGGCTGGCTTCCATGGAATTCAGAAGATATCAATGACGTTAGAAAAATCATTGATAATATTCTAGATCCTAAAGAACAGTTTATTTTTGAAGCATTTTTGGATGGACTCACGTATAATGATATTTCGGTAACTGAGAAATATTGGCGGTACCATTTCCAAAAAGGATTAGAGAAAATAAAGAAGGAGCTAAGCGTATGAAACATGATCCAGTCAACCATCCTAAACATTATACAGGACATCAAAGCGGTATAGAGTGCATTCAAATTACAGAACACATGAACTTCTGTCTTGGGAATGCGGTGAAATACATCTGGCGTGCAGATCTAAAACACGATGCCATTGAAGACTTAGAAAAGGCAATATGGTATATTCAACGAGAACTAGATAAAAGGAGAACTAAATGAGCGATATTAGCAATTCAAACTTAACACTAACTTTAAAGGTTAGCGACGTAAATAGATTATTAACTATCTTAGGTGAAACAGCTTACACAAAATCAGCTGACTTAATTTCACAAATCCAAGCGCAAGGTAATCCACAAGTTAAAGAATTACTTGCAGCATGTGAAGCAACACCGGTAGATGGTGACATCATTACAACAGCAGATGCTTCAACTACATCAGCTCCAGCAGAAGAAACACCAGCAGCATAATGGCATCCGATCTATTAAATAAGATGATGGAAAAGGGCGGCTTTTCTAACGCTGAGAACATTGAGAAAAAGCGCCAAGAATTAGCCGCAGCCGTAACCCGCGTCGTTATCAATGAGGCTATGGCTGAGATGCGTGCTCGTAAAGCCGAGATTGAGCGCATGTCAGTTAAGACCGACAATGGGGCGAAAACAGAGTAATTTGTGCATTAGTAGATATAGGACAACCTATGTCTACTCTTAGCCCTTGCAAAGGTGTTTGCCGTTTAGATAAAGAGTATTGCGTAGGATGCAAACGCCACGTTGACGAAATTGTCGAGTGGTACAATTTATCTGAAAAGAAAAAACAAGCAGTCATTGAAAGAATAAAGAATGGCACAACCTACCACAAAAAAATTTAAGTTTACAGAAGACCACGCCAAAATCATTGTTGATTTAGGCAAGCAAGGTGCATCTCAAAAATCGATGTATGCTGCTATTGGTATCAGTAAAACTACTGCATTAAAATTAAAGAAAGAAGATCCATTCTTTGCAGAGACTATGGATCTTGCTACAACTTATGGTCAGTCATACTGGGAAATGATGATGTTGGCCAACATAGAAAACAAGGCATTTAATTCACGCGTTGCAGAGATTGCACTTCGAGGACAATACCCCGAAGACTACAAAAATGATAGAGAGCAAAAGATTGATCTCAAAGCAGAAGTTGTAGTTGATTTTAACAAGGAAATTGCTAACCTAATTTCAGCATTAAAGCAATAGTTTTGCCCAAAATAAATAAAAATAATTAGGCCCGAAAGGGCCTATTTTTTTGCATTAGTATATGTACACTTTTACGAATTGAAAGAATACATATGACAGCTCATGCATTACTCTCCGCATCCAGTTCAAAACGCTGGTTAGCCTGTACTCCCTCAGTTAAACTCGAAGCCACTCTACCAGATCCCCCAAAAGGATTAAATGCATTTGATTTTAGTGCAGAAGGCACTATGGCTCATGCATTGGCTGAGATTAAACTTAGACATCACTACAATCAAATAGACAGTGAAGAATATAAACGTGAGTATGAGATCATTAAACTATCTCAATACTACAATGAAGAATTTGAAGCGTACGTAGATCAGTACGTTCTATATGTCAGATCACAAATTGGTGACAACGACAAGCCACTATTTGAACAAAAAGTAGACTACAGCGATTGGGCTCCAGATGGTTTCGGTACCGCCGACGTTGTAATATTATCTGAGCAGTCAATTCATGTTATCGATTTAAAGTTTGGTCGAGGCGTTCCTGTTTCTGCGATTGACAACCCACAATTACGCTTATACGCATTAGGTGCTTGGAATAAATTCAAAGAGGATTATCCAAACGTCAAAGAAGTTAAGTATACAATCCATCAACCAAGATTAGATAGCATTACATCAGATAGCACCACAGTGATGAAGCTTGTTGATTGGGCTTCTTATTTCGTGCGCCCTAAAGCTAAAAAAGCCTGGGTGGGTGCTGGTGAATTTGTACCAGGTGAATGGTGCCAATGGTGTAAAGCTAAGGTTCAATGTCGAGCACGTTCTGATTACAATACAGAGCTTGCTAACCAAGATTTCAGAGATCCTCCATTATTAAGTGAAGACGAACTTAACAATGTACTACTCAAAGCACAAGACTTAAAGACTTGGGTAAATGACGTGGAAGATTTTGCATTGAATCGTGCAGTCCATGAAAACAAAATACCTGTTGGATTTAAATTATCTACCTCAGTGACACACAGAAAGATCACAGATCAAACATTGGCTGCTAAAGTACTCTTAGAAAAAGGTTTAGATCAAACAGCCATTTTTGAGCCTGTCAAATTAAAGTCAATTGCTACGTTAGAAAAACTAGCACCGAAAGGTCAGATTGTTTCGTGGTTAGGTGAATTAGTACAACGTCCTGAGGGTCAGCCTAAATTAGTCCGCGACTCAGCCAACGCGGCGGATGACTTTAAGTGATGAAATATAAATGCTTTGGTAGATTAATTGATGTACCCGACAGCCTTGTCAACAAATTTACAAAAGACTTTGATTCACTACCAAACAGCGGTCAGTGGGAGGCAATAAATGAGTTGCGTAATGGCGTCTATGAGGTTATGCTATTAGTTCAGATGGATCCTGATATGTTAGATGACCTAACATATATGAAGGATTTCGTCAACTCCCTTGCGATTAAAAAAGCAATGGAAAATAATGGGATAATGTATGACGCTTAATAATATTATAATGTGGTGTTTTTTAATAATACCGTTGCTTTGTTTATTATTGATGTTTATAATAGCAGTTATCAGTGTAGAATATAAACTATACTGTAAAAGAAAGGGTAGACGAACTAACCCCTATTGAAGTTTAGTTCTTACGTTAAGGAGAAATAGTATGGCAGCAACAAATAAAATTAAAATTGTTACAGGTAAAGTACGTTTTTCATATGCGCACGTGTTTCAACCAAGTGCAGCAGTTGAAGGTGGTACACCAAAGTATTCAGTATCTTTGATTATTCCAAAGTCTGATACAGAAACTGTAGCTAAATTTCAAAAAGCTTTTGAAGATGCAGCAAATACAAACGCAGCATTCTTTGGCGGTGCAGTTCCAAAGAATTTAAAAGGCGGTTTACGTGATGGTGATGCAGAGAAAGATGATCCAGCATATGCTAACTCATATTTCATCAATGCAAACTCAGCACAAAAACCAGGCGTTGTTGATGCTAATATGAATGCGATCATTGATCCTTCAGAGTTCTATAGTGGTTGCTATGGTCGTGCTTCAGTCACCATGTATCCATATAATGCATCAGGTAACAAAGGTATTGCGTGCGGTTTAAATAACGTACAAAAGTTAGAAGACGGAGATCAATTAGGCGGTGGCACTTCTGCTGCAGCTGACTTCGCAGTCTAATGCAAAAAATCTTAGTCATGGGTCTTCCTGGCGCGGGCAAAACAACAATGGCCCGCGCTTTGATGAAGCAATTAAAACAACATAACAAATCTGTTAAATGGTTTAATGCGGATCGAGTTCGGGAAGACTTCAATGACTGGGACTTTTCTGATAATGGTCGATTACGACAATCCGCTAGAATGTATTACCTAGCAAAACAATCCAACGAAAATTATGTCATATGCGATTTTGTTTGTCCGACAAAACTTATGTATGCACTGTTTGAGCCACAAATAACTGTATGGATGGACACCATCAAGGAAGGACGTTACGAAGACACTAACAAAATATTTACACCACCTAGCAAATACGATTTTAAAATAACAGAAAAAGATGCAGCAAAACATGCTGCAATAATTATTGGAAAGATACTAAATGGATCAATATAGAGAATACATTGCCGCGAGTCGATACGCACGTTTTATCGATGAAAAGAATAGACGTGAAACGTGGGAAGAAACAACCAAAAGATTTGTAGATTATATTTTTAGTCGCACGGATGCGATTAAAGACAATGAAGAATTAAGAAAAGAAATAACATTTGCTATTTACAACCATGAAGTAATGCCGTCCATGCGTGCTATGATGACGGCAGGAAAGAGCGCTGATCGTGATAACACCTGTGTATATAATTGTTCGTACCTTCCAGTCGATGATCCTAAGTCATTTGATGAGGCCATGTTTATTTTGTTATGTGGAACAGGAGTTGGTTTCTCTGTCGAATCAAGTAATATTAACAAACTGCCCGAAGTGCCGGACACTTTATTTGATTCCGAGCACACCATCGCCGTTCATGATTCAAAAGAAGGTTGGGCAAAAGCATTAAGATTATTATTGGCTCATCTATGGGCAGGTGAAATCCCAAAATGGGACATGTCAAAAATCCGCCCAGCAGGAGCTCGATTAAAAACATTTGGTGGTAGGGCGTCTGGTCCAGATCCATTAATTGATTTATTTAATTTTGTAGTAGCAACATTCAAACATGCCAAAGGTCGTAAACTCAATTCATTAGAGTGCCACGACATTATGTGTAAGATTGGTGAAGTAGTTGTAGTAGGTGGCGTACGTCGATCTGCTATGATCTCACTATCAGACTTAGATGATGAAAGGATTAGACATGCAAAAGCGGGACCTTGGTGGGACACAGCGCCGCATCGCGCGCTTGCGAATAATTCCGCCGTATATAACGAGACGCCTACAGTTGGTAAGTTCATGGAGGAATGGCTCTCACTCTACAACAGTCACTCGGGGGAGCGCGGTATTTTCAATCGAGAGGCTGCTAAGAAAACGGTATCAAAATTCGGACATCGAGATCCAAATTTCGAATTCGGTACAAACCCGTGTTCCGAAATCATTCTTCGTCCGTATCAATTTTGTAACCTCACGGAAGTTGTTATACGCCACGACGATACCAAAAAATCACTTGAACGCAAAGTTATCTTGGCGACTATTTTGGGTACTATACAGTCAACGTTCACAAAATTCCCGTACTTAAGAAAAGTATGGCAAAAGAATACTGAAGAAGAACGCTTGCTTGGTGTATCACTAACTGGTATATTTGATAATACTTTAATGACCACCCAAGGAGATAAACTAAATGGAATTCTTAACGAACTTAGAGATGTGGCGAGAGCTACGAACAAAATCTGGGCAGAAAAACTTGGCATCCCAACCAGTGCAGCAATTACCTGCGTCAAGCCAAGTGGAACAGTCTCTCAACTTGTTGACTCTGCGTCAGGAATCCATCCAAGACATTCTAAATTCTATATCAGAAGAGTACGTGGCGACAAAAAAGATCCACTTACAACCTTCCTTGTGGAACAAGGCGTTCCTAGCGAAGACTGCGTATATAAACCGACGCAAACGACAGTATTCAGCTTCCCTCAAAAAGCGCCAGATGGATTAACACGTTCAGATGTCACTCCAATTAACCACTTAGAATTATGGTTAACTTATCAAAGAGAGTGGTGTGAACACAAACCTTCTGTTACAATATCGGTTGAAGAAAAAGATTGGCCGAGTGTAGGTGCATGGACATGGGATCATTTTGATCAGATTAGTGGTGTGTCATATTTACCATATGATGGTGGTACATATAGACAAGCACCATATGAAGAGTGCACAGAAGCAGAATATAAAGAACTAAAAGCAAAAATGCCTGTCATTGATTGGACTAAGTTCCAAGAAATAACTGACAATGTAGAAGGCGCACAAATGCTTGCATGCGTGAGCGGTGTTTGTGAAATATAGAACTTTCACGTGGTGGTGAAGTAGGAGGGGCTGCTGTACGGGCTCCTCTTTTTTATTTAAGGAAAAATCATGGCAGAACAAAAAGTACACCCAAGTAAAAGACATCGTGATCCGTTTAAAACTAAAACGGGTAAAGATAAACTTAAAGCATTAAGCATGAAAAAACTTTATGAGATGTTAGATAAAGTTAAAGAAGCTGGTAAAAAGCGTGCTAAGATTGCTAAAGAAATAGCAAGGAGAACACCGATTGAGTAATCATTCAGAAGCTGGCAAAGGATCTAAACAAAGACCCACAGACTTACAAAAGTTTGAAGAGGGTTTCGAACGCATCTTCGGTAAAAAGGAAGATATGTCAGCATTCAGAGATGCAATCTTAAACCAAAAAACAACACGTATCGATATTATTGGACAAAATGGTAATGATGGTATACACTATGATTCTGATAGTTTAGATACGGTAACCACCAACGATGAATACGACGACAAACGCAAAAATTTTTAGTATTGACTTTGAAACTAGATCAGCGATTGATCTGAAAGATAGAGGGCTGGATGTATACGCCAACGATCCCTCAACAGAAGTGTTGTGTATTGCGTTCGGCACCGAACCTAACGATGTGTTAGTAACTGACCAAGTTAATAACCCACACTACGGGCATTTCTTATCCAAACTATTAGACCACGTAAACAACGGTGGCAAGATATCAGCATGGAATGCTTTGTTTGAATACGCCATTTGGAATTGTGTCTGCGTTCCAAAATACGGATGGCCTACGCTAAAACTTGAGCAGTGCATCGATACGATGGCTGTCGCCGCCGCAAATAATATTCCCCAAAGTTTGGAAGATGCATCTTTGTTTATGGATTCAGAACATAAGAAAGATACCATTGGCAAGAAACTTATTCAAAAGTTATGTAAACCACACAAAGGCGCGTTTAATAACGACCCAGAACTGCTAAAAATGCTGTTTGATTACTGTAAACAAGACGTTAAAACAGAAATAGCTCTTGGACGCACGCTAAGGGGTCTAGATCCAATTGAACAAAAGATATGGGAGTTGACCCAAAGAATTAATGTTAGGGGCGTTCCCGTCGATCCTATGGAGTTGCAAAATGCAGTTAAGGCTGTAGAAAATGCACAAACCAAGATTGATGAAGAGTGTTTAGAACTAACTGGATGTAAACCATCTGAACGAGCTAAATTACTTAATTGGATTAATTTAAGAATACCACACGCACCATTAAAAGATTTAACTGCGGAGACTGTAGATCAAATGTTGCAGTCTAATGTTTACAGTGGAGTTAAAAGAGTATTAGAGTTAAGACAAGAAGGAAGTCAAACTAGCGTGGCTAAGTACGCTAAAATGTTGGAGATACAGAATAATGGACGTATTAGAAATACTTTGGTATATCACGGTGCGAGTACTGGTCGGTGGGCTTCTCGTGGTGGACTTAATCTTCAGAATATTGCAAGGCCTACTTTGGAGGATCGACAGATTGCATCTGCGATACCTAAAGTTTTTGGGCAAGGTATTGGTACGATGGATGAATTATCCAGCCTGGTACGTTCTGCTATTATCGCGCCAAATGGTCAGACCTTCGTGGACGTCGATTTTTCGTCAATCGAAAATAGAGTGGCCTCTTGGATTGCCAATCAAAAAGACAAAGTTGAACTCTTCCGACAAGGACTTGACGAATACAAAGTCTTTGCGTCGCAGTCGCTCTTCAGAGTCCCGTACGAAGAAGTCACCAAAGATCAAAGACAAGTCTCCAAATCAGCCGTATTAGGTTGCATGTTTGGACAAGGAGCTAAAGGCCTAGTCGCCTATGCTAAAGGCATGGGAGTATTACTTAATCTAGATCAATCTAATATTGCAGTATCTAACTATCGGGCATCATATCCAAAAGTACGAGAGTTATGGTATGCATGCGAAAATGCTGCGATTGAGGCTACTCAAAATCCTGGTAGTCCATTTGCGCCAAATAATAAGATTACAATGAAGTGTGATAAGAATGCTTTATGGATGAAATTACCGAGTGGCAGATTGATTTGTTGGCAGAAGCCGATGGTAGAAGAAGTAATGACGCCGTGGGGTGAGAAGAAGTTAGCTGTAACTGTCCATAGTCAAAATACTTTTACCCGTAGTTGGAGTCGTAATACTTTGATCGGGAGTTCGATATTCCAAAGTGCCGTCCAAGGAACCGCAAGGGATTTCCTTGCCATGGCTATGCTCAACCTTGAGAATGCTGGTTACAATGTGTGTAATAGTATCCATGACGAAGTCCTATTATTAGTTGACGAGTTAAACCAAGATACTGCATTAGATGAGGTCATTAAAATTATGACCACTCCGCCACAATGGGCGCCCGATTTTCCTCTCGCTGCCGAAGGGTGGGTTAGTAAGCGTTACCGCAAATAAACTAAACCGCCGTGTGCAAATAAATTAGGCAACGGCAAATCATATTCATGAAAATCAACTCGTTCTGGAATTACTCTAGGATTAGATCCTTCGCCAGCATATAAACGTTTAATAAAATCAGTTGAATTATAATCCCAAGGATTTTCTTGATTTTCGTATTTATTAACTAAATTTGATTGGGGTTTTATTTCTACTAATGTACTAGGATCACCACGTTGACCTAATGCTGCAGTTCTATGTCTGCCTTCGTGTCCCATTATTCTTAAATTACCCATTTTATTAAATCCTAATTGTAAATTAGGAACTTCATTAAATCCTTTTTGATTTGCTACATTTATTAAATGTTCTAAATATTGATTTGTTGGTAATACATCATTATTTTCCATTTCACTATAATGATTCCAATATGGTGATTTAAATGGTTCATTGGGTAATGGTCTACTATATTCTAAAAATTCTTTTGGATTAATTACAGTAAATGCATTTTGTTTTCCAAGAACATTAGTTTTATTAAAAGCATCTTGTAATGCTTCATTACTATATTGTTTTTCTAAATTCGGAACTAAATCTGCAGCTTGTTGTACGCGTTTAGCAGCATCTTCTCCCCTACGTTCTAATACAGATTTATATAATTCGGAAAGACTACTACGAATCATTGGAGTTGCATCTGAAATTGATCCAACAAAAGCCATTGGGTCTTGACTACTTGCTTGAAGGGCGTTACCTAATGCCTCACCATAGTTAGCTGGCTCACCACGCATCATGCGCGCAGCAGGAACATCACTTTGCATATACTGGTTTTTAGCATTTTGCAAATATGCTTGAATTTCAGCTAGTGATGGTAAATCCATAAAGTTAGCACTTCCAGCGTCTTAACGATGCTGCTTTTCTTGTAGGCTTGCCGTTCTCATCTTTCATGGGTCCTGGCATGCCAGACATTCTTGCACAGAAAGATCTTTTACGAGCGCCACCCTCTGGTTGTGGTGCTTTTAAATGACTACCTGTTTCTCTGTTATATTTTGCACGACCTTTAGCAGTGAGTCCTGCACCTTTAGATACTGGTAATTTTTCACCACGACCTACGGCTAAAGATGGTCCACCTTTTTTCATAGGCTTGGCAGTCTTTGCTGATTCTTTAAAAGCTTGCGCAGTAGGTGCGCCTTTAGATCCAGGTTTACGCATACGCTCACCGCTACCAGCGGCTATGCGTTTTTGTTTTGCGTGAATGTTTGCATATAATCCAGGTTTAGTTGCCATAATTATAATCTTTCGATAATGGTTTAGGTAAACGGTTTTCTTTAATATGATCAATTAAATCATTAACTGTAAAATATTTCATATTTTTATTTTGCATTTCAGATACTATATTATTAATCATATCTTCTTTATTACTTGAATCTTGTTTAGCCCAAGCATTAATCTCTGGAACTGTGTTTGTGCTTTTCCAAGTTTTTTCATGTTCAGGATAAGCTAATTTTACAGCTTTTTTAAAATAAGGATCACTAAACACTAAATCTGAAAATTTATTTCCATGATCGTAATCATATATTCCATTTGATTTTACTTTATTAGCGCTAATTAAATCCGTATTATATAATTCATGTACGTCACCATATCCGCCAGGTACTGTTGGATTTTTTATAAAATCAGATATATAATGTTGATATTTATCTACAGGTCTTGTATTCTCTTTACCCTTAACTTGATTAATATCGTAAGTTTCTAATTCAGGATACATTTGTCTTGCAACATTAGCAAAATCTTTAGTAGTCCCACCGGAAGCATGTACGTGATCAAGTAATGCTGATGTTTGATTTTGACCGATAACATTAGCAACATCTGAATAAGTTAAAGGTTTACGATTAAGTTCTAAAGTTACGTGAGGTTTATTATTAGCATCTCGTAATGAAAGAATTTTTGAATCCCCATTTATAACCGCATTATAATATGTATCATTGGTGCCAACACAATGCCCCATTTGATTGCTTTCTGATTCTAAAGCCTCTTTGGTAATAGCATCATTGGTCGGATGTTTTAATTCTATCCATTTAAACCCATTATTATAATCTTTATGAACAGGTAATCCTTTAATTCTATCAGCTTCTGCTTTTTCAGCTATTTTGGCTTTTTCTGCATCATATTCTGCAGTACGTCTAATAGCTTTTTCTATAGACATCTGATTAAGTTGTTCAGGTCTTAATCGATCATTTTGTAAGTCTTCATAAAGAACATCAGATACATGGTCGAGACCTAATCTGTTTGGTAAATCCATGTATACGCTATGAACTGTTTCATCGGGTATATGGTTAATTAATGATAATGCTTCTAAATCTTGACTATTGTTAATAGGAAGATCGTGAGTCATACGCAACATTGACATTTTGTATTTATCAGCAGCATCCTTATAACCTGGATTATAATCAGGCATATTTTTATTTAAAATATCTTTAATTTCTTGGGATTTAACTATATTAAATTGAGAGTCAACTTTATCTTCCCAAGCTTTACCTGCTTCAGTTTTTGCAATACCTTCTAATGGTTTGCCAGCTTTCATTCTTTCTCGTTCTGCGTAATCTTTTGCATCTCGAGAAACTTCTCCGTGATTATATGGAACACCCTCATCAATTGCTTTTAAGATAGGATCATCTTTTGAACCTAACTGATTACGTAAATATTTTTTAAGTTTTGTATCAATCCAACCATTAATTGCTATTGCATGAGGATCAGCTTGAGGATTTTCTAAAATAGTATGACCTAATGCATTTTGATACGGAGGTCTATTGTAAGTTTCCTGACTTTTTTTAATACCACGCAACTGATTGGTCAATTCTCTTTCACCACCAACCATCATACCGCCAGGGTCTTTAATAATACCAAGAAAATTTAAAGGGTTTTTAATACCTTGTTGTGCGGATGTAGCAAATTGATTAGCAATATCTTGACCACTTATGGATTCTCCTCGCATCATACGAGCTGCAGGAGCATCACCTTTAAGCCATTCATCAAACGCAACAGATAGTGGAGATGACGGATCTACAAAAGTAGTAGCTCCTGTATTTACATCTCCGCCCCCTTCAAAGGCGGGGACTACTTTTTTAAATGAGTTAAACCGCCAGCTTTTTGAGAGATAACTGGTTTACCTACGGATACATTTGGTGCTCTTTCATCAGGACTTGGAGCTACAAATTCAGAACCCGCACCTAATGCCATACTTAAAGGAATTGCTGCACCTTCTAATGGTGGGAAAAATTCAGCAGCAATTGGTAATGCGCCACCAAGAACATTCATACCACCAGATATTTTATTTCTTAAACCAGGTTGCGATAATCTTTCGGCACCTTCAAGAAGTTGCGCGCCCGATAATGCTCGACCAAGATATGGTGCTGCTTTAGCTGCAAGAGGCACACTTTCTGCTATTTTACCCATTACTGATTGAGAAGCTTTTCGTCGTGCTTCTGCTTTAGCTGATTCTTCAGCAGCTTTAGCTGCAGCTCTATCAGCGATAATTTTAGCATTAGAACCTTTAGGTACTAATTCTGGTTTTTCAATAGAGATTTCCCATTTAGCTGCTTCTTCCGGAGGCATAGCTTTATGTTGATCTGCAATTATTTTCATTTGTTGTTCCAAATTATGGATATCTGCTCTAGATGCTCCCCAATTTGGAGTACCACCAAGTTGATCTTTTATAGCAGCTTCACCAGGAACATTATTACCTTGCTTTGATGCCCAGTTATTAATAATATTTAAAGCTTTATGAGATACCCCACCACCAATATCTTGAACAGCTTGAGTTAATATACCTAGTTCAGCACCTTGTAAGTGATGTCCTGGTTTAACATCTAAATTAGCTGGTGGATTAAAATTACCACTTTGATCTGTATGTTGTGATACTAAATTATCAATATACGCTTTTTGATCTTGAGGTGTTTTATTTTCAAAATGGGCAGGAAGATTAACTTCTTTTCCATTAATGTTATATAACGGCATATTAGTCTCCTACCTTTGTTACAACGTGATTTTTATCAGTAACAAATGAATTATTTTTTAATATTCCTATATTTTCTTTTGGCGGTTCTAATTTTTTCCAATGGTCATAAGCATCAGTTAATTGGAAATTTGACCATGTAGGTCTATGTGAAGGATTCATTTTTTCTTCTTGGATCTTAAATCGTTTCCATGCATCAGCTAAACCTAATGTTTTATTTGCTTCATGTTCAATAAGATTAATTGCATGTTGATTTGATTGTGTCGGATCATCAACACTTAAACCTTTAGCACGTTGTTGTTGACCTAATTCCATATTAGTCATACGACCGGGGAAGTTTAATTTAGCATAAGCAATACCAAGTTGAGTAGCTAATGCATCAGCATTAAGTCTATCACCTACATCTTCAGAAGGAATAACTGCATTTGTAAGCATTGCTCTTAAATCTAATCCATGGCTTTTTTCATTGTCTGGATTTTTAATACCTGGAACACCTTCTAATACAGGTACAATTTTATTTAAAATTGGATTTCCTTTAACAGGGCCAAATATATGAGGTTTTGTATCTAAGTAATTTTTGTATCTAGTTACGTCAGTGAGCGTATTGATAGCTTGTTTTTCGCGAGCTTCTAGATCTTTAATATCTAAAGCATCTTCTTTTTCACGTTCATTACCACCAGTTGTCTCAATAGCATTTTTAATGTCATTGAGTTTTTGTACTTCTTCTGGGGCCACTGGATAATTTTCTGGTCTAGGAATACGTTTTGCAGTTACAGGAACAATCGGAGTTGAAGCATCTGCTACTAAGATAGGATCTGTATTTGAAAACACACTGTTACCATCTGCAAAATTTTGAACAGCACCACCATCTTTATATGATGATCTTGCTTTAGGAATTAATGATGGATCAGGTTCATATTTTGGAGCCGCTGGTTTACGTGATGGTGAAACTTTTGGTTTACCATTTGCATCTAATTGTTGACCTGTTTGAGGATCAGTAATTGTAACTTCAGTACCACGCTCACCTCTTAAATATGGTTGAGCTTCTTCTAAAGTCATCATTCTATTATGTCCACCAATACCAAGAAGAACAGGTTTTTGACGTTCGATGCTATAAATATTTTCAGCTCTAGCTTTTTCAGCTGGTTTTTGATATTCGTCACGCAACTTAATAGCAGCATCAACGTCACCAGCATTAGCTAAATCTAAAATTTGTTTTTGAATATACCCTGGAATAACATATCCAGTTTGTGAAGTTCCTGCACCAGCGCCTGTAGCACCAGTAGCGCCAGCACCTGTACTTGTATCAGGAAGCATTGATTTTTCTAATGCAGTTCTTAATTGAGTTTGTTGCGCTTGAGAACCTTTCATGGCCATCATATCAACAAGCATAGCAAGACGATCTTTACGTTCTGTTTCTTGTTGTTGTCTTAATGCAAGTTGGGCATTAGAGGATTCACCATGTAAATTAGGAATAGCTGCAGCACGTGCTGCTTGCATTCTATTTTGCCAATCAGTAAATTCATTATTACGTAAATTGTACTGATCTTGTAAATTTTTATAAATTTGATCTGATGATGATTGATCTACTACAATTTTTTTACCGCCAGGGCCTGTGATTGTAGTAAGGCCTCCAGATGGAGTTGAGGACGACGATGTAGGTGAATCAGAAGTTGGAGTAGCAGATTCAGTAGGTTTCTTTGCTAAGTTTTCTAAACCCATTAAAGTACTGATACCCGATAGTCCTGATAAAAAATCTAATCCCATAATATATTTTCCTAATTAACTATTATTCCTGGTGCATTTGGATCAAACGTTTGTGTTGAGTCCGTTGTTGGGAGAGCATTTGGATCATATTCGCCTCCAGATGAATCTGTTTGACCTGTTGTATTAATTTGACTCATATCCGGATTAGTAGAAGCTGCACCTGATGGATTACTTGGATCATAAATAAGTGTGCCACCTTGGTAATATTGACCCGTTGGTGAAATAGATGTACCATCAGAGAAGTATTGCCAACCATATCCTGGTTGACCTTCAGTTGAAGTATTTGGAATAGAGGATACTGCTCCAGTTGATGGTGAAGTATTTCCAAATAAAGATCCCAAAATGCCAGTAACAGCATTACCTGCCGCACCTACCATTTGACCTGGAGTCATGCCAAGATAATTACCTAATGATTGAAGTTGTGATAAAGGTGATAATGAGGCTGATTGAGTTGTTGTTGTAGGAACTTGTGTAGAACCTAAAACTTGAGCTAAGTTTTTAACTCCTGCTAATGGAGCATTTTGTTGTGCTTGACCTAAAGTAGTTTCTGCTGCAGTTCCTTGAGCACCAGCACCACTTAATCCTGTAGCTGCATTAATACCAGTTTGTTGATTAGCTAAAAAAGCTTGATATTCGCCAGGCAACATTTGAGCTTGAGCATTAGCAATTGCTGTGTCAGCAGCTGTTTGATTACGAAGGCTACCAAATTGACCACCTGAAATAGATGTTGCATCAGATGGGGCTACTGTTTGAGGAATAAGTTGTTGAAGTTGTTGTTCATTAGCTTGAAATAAACCGCCTAATGGAGTTGCAGTATTAGGAGTAACTTGACCTGTTGTCGGATTAGTAATCCATGGACTTGTTGCTGCAGTTTGAGCAATTGAACCTAAAGTATTTTGGGCTTGTGTAAATGGATTAGATGCTCCTGTTAAATTACTAACAGCAACACCACCCGCTGTATTTTGGAATGAAGGTACTTGACCTGCAGCAGAAAGAGCTTGATTAACATTATTTTGTTGAGCTTGGTCAAACCAAGCTGGCATCGTGGTGGTCTGTGCGGTGGTATCAGAGATTAAGCTATTAATTCCAGACATTATTTTTCTACCTTAGTTTTTGATATTTCTAAATAAGTTAATGGACCTTTACTGTCCGGAGGTAATTGATTTACGTCATGTTTAGCTTTATGTTCGCGAATTGTTTTCAAGAATTCATCTAATACTTTTGAACCACTATCATTACTACCGTTACCTAAAGACGAGACCACGTCCGCAGGAATAACAAATTCACCATTAGCCAACATAGCCGGTACGCTATCAGAAGTACCATCACCATCTCCCTGAACGTATCTATGTTTTAAACCACCTTCACTGTAGAATTGTGGGATATGGTTTTCTGAAGATTGATGATCTTCTTCAACGCGATGACCTTCAGCATAAGCGCCAAAACTAACTGGAGCTGATCCCATGATAGAAGGAATTGCACTAAATACGCCACCTAATTCACTTGCAGGAATTGAAGTTGCTTGTGTTAAACCCGGAGTTAAATTGATTCGATTACTTGATGTATTATTAGGTGTTTGAGATTGAGCACCAACACCTGTTGTATTAGCAACTTTACCTGTTGTTCCTGTAGCACCAGTAAGAATATGTCCGATTGTGTTTGCAGTATTCCCTAACATACTATTAAGAAAACTTTGAGCTGCAGAATTTCCAGCAGTATTAGCAAGTTGTCTAGCTGTAACGCTAATTTGATCTACTCCTGTTGGAGGAGTCCAACCACCACCACCAGGTTCTGTAGGAGTGCCAGTAGATGGAGCTCCAATATCTGTAGGACCTCCAGTAGTATTCGTAGTTGTACCACTACCATAAGGGCTACCTGTTGTATCAGTTGGTGTTGTTGTAGTTTCTGCAGTTCCTGTTTGACCTACTGAACCTTGAGATGGATCATAGCCACCACCCGATGGTTCTACTTGACCTGTGGTATTAATTTGCCCCATGTTAGGACCACCAGTAGTATCAGTAGTTGTACCACTACCATAAGGACTGCCTGTTGTATCGGTTGGAGTTGTTGTAGTATCTGCAGTTCCTGTTTGACCTACTGAACCTTGAGATGGATCAATACCCAATACATCTGTTATACCAGGAACAAAATCGCTTCCTGGTACAAAATCGCCACCTGGTATAAAACTATCAGCCATTACTGCTCCAATACTATCGAATAAGTTGTTTCAAAATGATTTGCACCGAGTCTTTTTAGTATCTTACTAAAATCATTTTTTGGCTTAATACCAATCAAAACTCTTTGCGGTTTACGTTTTTTAATTACAGATAAGCTCCATTTAAGGAACTTGTAGCCAAATAATCCTTTACGATACTCTGGCAAAATAAATAATAAATCTGATGATGCTGTTAAAACTGATTTAAAGTGTAATGCTTTAAATAAAATCCAAGTATGATATCCAATTAATTTACCATCATCTCGAATAGTTAGAATTTCTAACATATTTTTATTTTCCATAAGTCTAAATTGATCAACATTTAGATTATGGTTAATTACATCTTGGCGTTCAGAAACTTCTTTATGGTGTTCATCAAATAAAGGATATGCGTCTTTTAAAAATGATGAAACGGTTTCTTTTTGGTATGATATCATCTAGGTATACTAATGCAAAAAAGGCCTATTATACGCCCTATTGACGCTGTCTACCATTCACAATTAAACTAAATTGGTGTGCCCAATCTTGCCAATTATCAAATAATTCCGGGTTGGGGAGTGGGTAACTGGAAAATACTGGTAGTTGAGCCATATTATTTGCTGTATGCTTCCAATTAGCTTCATCCGTATGTGGTATGGGTTGACCACTATAAAACAAAATAATATTCCCATTAAAATCATTCCATGTTGAATATGCTGGAATATATGGAAAATACTGATTAAATCGCGTAACTGAAGCGCTATTAGCCATTATGGCCTTTCATCACCAAATTCAGCAGTCACTAATAATCGACCCATTTCATAATTACCATCAACTTCATTAGAAGCAAATTGAAGTCTATTTTCACGATTCTCTACACGTAAGTCAATCTTATCTGTACTTGTTGTAATAGTATAAGGACCTGAATTAGATATAGGACCATTGGCAAAAGGCTTACCAATAATGTTCATGGTTAAATTACCACCTTGCACAAAGTCTGGTTCAATACGTCTTAAATGCATTCTTCTATTAATACCTGGCGTACCTTGACCTGATGGTGATCCACCAACCCAGCTTAAATCGCATGTCGTAAAACTTGCTGGAATTGCTGATTCCGTAGTAAATGATACCTTATTTAAACCAACCTCATGTTGCCAAATTGCATATCCACCACTAATAGAATAAAATACTGTATTGGCTGCAGGTGATCCACCAGTGATAGGACCATTTACAGTAATAAGTGTAACACCGCCGGTTGCTTCTAATGTTGTATTAAAAATATGTATGCTAGTATTAATTTGATACTTAGCAGCGGCTGTATTTGAGTTACTAAAAGTTACATAACTACCTGGCATGAATGTTGTAGTTACATCACCTAATGTATAAAATTGAGATGTTGTAGGAGCTGATTGGCCTGATGGAGTAGCACTTACTGTATATCCTCGGCTATAGATTACATTGTAATTCCAATCACCCCAAATAGGTGTTGGGAAAACTTCTGTAGTATATCCAGATGATCTTTGAGCACCCTCTGCCTGACCAGCATCATACCAAATCTTATCTTTTGTATTGTAGATAATAGCATCAGTACATTCTGTATTTGTGCCACGTGGATAGAAGAACCAGATCTCATTGTATCTTGGTACTTTTGTAGCCCATACTTTTTGGCGTTGAGTATAATTTAAATTATTAAATAGCCAGTTTACATTCTTATCATTTGGTAATACTTGAACAACACCATTGTATACATAGAATCGGTCAACACCCATCCAGTAATAAGCGCCATCCATTTCAACTACGGCGCTGGATGACATAATGGATATCTCACTTGACACAATGTCGTACTGCCAATATGTAGGTGGATTATTAACAAATGACACACGAATCAAACTATCAGTCGCCCAGAATAATCCTGAAGGAGCTACTGTACCGCCACGAACTGGCATACCTTTTACTATTTTACCAGCGGCTAAGTTGACCTGATTGGCAAGTGGGCCATTCCAGTCTGTGAGTACTTGATTATTATAGACAGAACTTACATGGTTATTAGCAATGTATCCGTTCTCGCCATAAACAAATATAAATGGGTGAAGCACACAAACTCCACCATTTACTGAAATAGGTTGAAATGTAGGGGATGTTCCGCTTGTATCAGCAAGAACAGTAAATGTCCATTGATTAGATGAATTAGGTACAGTGGATCCAACATAGACTGGTGATGGAGTACCGTTATCAATGTTAGCTAAGTTAAGACCGGGGTGGGCTAATAGATTTAATGTGCCACCTTGTACACTATATTGATAGTCAAATTGCCACAATAAATTTGCGCTTGGCGCAAAACTAACGTTATCTAACCACACATTTGAGACAGAATTTGCGCCTCCCGCAATAGGCGTTGTTAGCGTGACTGTAGTTGTATTAGATACGTTATTGTAAGAGCTTGTAGAAACACTGTATGTGACTGGATTAGTATTTTGATTAAAAATAACTGTAGCACCAGTATTAAATACAGAAGTTAAACTTTGAGCATTACCATTGGAAGCTGTATAAGATATGGTAAATGTATTTGAGGTATTATTTGCAACAGTAAATTTTGAATACCCTGCCTCTAATAATGCATTAAACGGACCCGCACCAGATCCAAAGTTTTGTCCTGTTGCAAAAACATCTAAACCATTTTGGTTTCCTGCAAAAACATAGTTAACTCCATTATAGGAGTTCATTACCATGCCACGAGGCACACCATTAAATGTAGCAAAAAGCTGAGTATAACCACCTATTTTTTTAGGGCGGCCACGTTGGAATCTATTCCAAACGCCATCAGTACATTCTTTAGATTCAAATATAGTACCGTCTCGTTTGACACCCGGATCAACAACTAATGTATAAACTTGACTATACTGTTGAGGTGCCTGAGCTTGTTGTTGCTGTTGATCAGCCACTTAGAATACTCCGCCAGTAATTCCGCCTACTGCTGTTAATGTTCCAGTAGCTGTTACTGAGGCTGGTGTGCTAATTTGAGGAGATAATGTATTAGTATTATTAAATAACATAATTTCATTACCATTTGCAGTAACACCTAAAATACTGGTTCCTGCTAAATAAAGACCTGTTGTCGTATCATTAATAAATGAAAATGATGGGACAGCTGCGGATCCATTAGGTGCGAAAAGAGAAGATACCGTGGATTGTGTAATGATAAAGAATACACCACCATCAGTAACTAAAGATACAACTTGCCCTGGAGTCAATGTAATGTTTGGCGATGAACTTCCAGATATTGCAAATTTAAGATTATAAGATGTTGTTGTTGTATCATTAATCAATACATAGAACTGTGTAATGTTTGGTAATGTGATTGTTAATGTGCTTGTTCTTGTGTTAGCCAAATTAACATACGTTTGAATCATTGGAGCACTAGCAACTAAACTATATGCATTACCACTAATACTATCTACGTCATAAGATGCAGCAGATAAGGTAATGTTTGTAGGAGATGTCCAACCTACAGTAAAGAAGTTATTTGAGTTAGCATCAAATATAATCATTCCAGAATCACCTGGATTGGTCACTATGTTTGATACGCCATTAATGGTAGATGGACTATTTGGTAAAATGGTAAGAGATCCTGTACCATTGTTTCTAAAATTAGCATACCATCCTGGTGTGATTGATGCGTAAGAAGGTAGTGTAAATGTACCAGCGCCTGCAGTCCAAACATAAGTTGATGCACGGCTATTATTAGTAAGTGTGGTATTAATGGATACTTGAACAATATTATCTGATGTTGTAAGTAATCCATTAACTGTTGTAGATAATCCAAAGCCAGCTAAACTAGAAGCACTTGCTGCAGACATACCAGCACCAAACGTGATTGTACCCCAAACACCGTTTGCTGATGAGTTATCTGTTAAATAGAAATATTGTGATATACCAGCATTAACTGTTGTTGAATTACCACCACCAAAATTAGTAACAGTAAATGCAACATTACCAGTATTACGAATAAGTACATCAGTTCCAACTGTACCTTGATCTGCTTCTGGGAGAGCTAATGATAAAGAACTAGCATTAGCAGAACAATCCATAATACGCGCAATTGCAGTTTCACCTAATTCGGCATTAGCAATCGATGGCCAATAGAGTGGAGTATTAACTGAAAAACTTAGCGCTTCGTATGAAACGTCTGTTGGTTGAACAACGGTTCCAGTAAATGGTGAGGTATAGATAGGTGTGGTCATGTTTAAGGCTCTTGAATAGATGTGTTACGATCAATACGACGTGCATTATCTTCTTTCTTAAGCGCAGCTAATGAGTCGTCATAATATTGTTTCCAAATAGGTAATTTATCAAGTGCTTTCAAATAACCTTGCGCTTGCAATAAAGTACCAAATAACATCGCTTGAGGACACTCGCGAGTAAATAAATTTTGCTGATTAGATGAATCTAATGGTTGAATTAAACTATAATAAGTAATTTCAACTGGATAGGATTGATCTGGATATGGTGCAAAAGCCCAATTATTATAATCATAATCAGCGTAATAAATAGGTTGACCACTAGAAGATTCATTTTGATATTGAGCTACATAATCTTGTGAGCGCAGTAAGATAGGTTGGCCATTAACTTTCATTGAAATCGTTTTACGCCATCTTGCTGGTTTATTAAGCACCACTTGATTTGTAGCTAAATTTGTTTCAACAACAACAAGTTGCAAGAATGTTTTAAGTTCTGCAGCGATTGCAGATTCTGCTAATCCAATTAAGTTAGGAATTTGCGCTACGAATTGTGCATCGTCACGCTCCATGTAATTAATTACATCAGCAACTAAATTGTCATAGGTTTGTACGTATGCGCCGGTCATTATTTAGTATAGTAACTTATGTTAGGTTGGAAATAAATTGGAGACTTATCACGGTCTTCTTCTTCAGCTTCTTGACGTAATTGGAGAGCTTCTTTTTTCAAGTAAGCTACGCGATTCATATCAATACCAGGTAATTGTAAAGCTAATTTATGTGATAATTCAGCTTGAATATAAGGTACCCAACGATCAGGTAAATAAAGTTGATTAGTTAAACTACCTACGTCTTGAGGTTGCATTTCCAAAATCATTTGGAATGCTTGGTAGTTATTGTTAGGCACTGGCCATAGATACATTTGTGGATCAACCTGACGGTTAAACCAGAATTGTAATGATCTTTGGCTTGGGAATTGTTTATTAGGTAAATCAAAATAGTCAGTTCTATTTAAACGAGCCAATGGAATGACTTGTTGTGATTGTGCAAACTGAATAGCACGAAGTGAGAATGTAGAACTTGTATTACGATTCTTTAAACGATAGTAATAGAACTGTTGTGTTGCATTAATAGTAATGTAAGACCACTCATAATCGTTTAGTGTGACTTCTGGAAATGATTGCCAAGTTTCCCAATTAACGCCGTCATTACTTACTTGGAAATCTAAATCATAAGTTGTTGGACCATTAGGAGAATAGGCATTAAATCCTGCATAGAAAACACGTGTTTGGTTTGAGTAAGCGGCACCAAACCAGTTTTCTGATAGTGTGGATGTTGCATGTTGACTTAAACTTGCATTACCATTTTGATCAAATAAACTAGGTGCTCCTGTATTATCAGAAGGAAGTGCCTGAGAGATGGTTGGATTAACAATGTAGATCCAATTTGCCTCGAGTACATCGACGCAATTTTTTGGCATGTTTAAATATTGTTGATTGGTTTGTGCACCAAGAACAACAATCTGTTGCAACCAAATGTTAACACCACGGTTAACAGAGTTTTGTAGGATGTAAAATAACGCCTGTTTACCAGCGTTGACATATTCAGGCGTCATTTCTTCTGCCTGTTTGCCAGCATCACGATAAGCGTAAGATATCAGTTGGTCAACTGTTATCTTAGTTTGATCATAGGTACCTGAGTACGCCAAGATTATCTCCCGCGACCAGCAGCTTTACGCATAGGCTTACTAGCAAAGGATCGACCTTTATCAGCCTTGGCAAACTCCTTACCTACTTTTTGTGGAATCCCTACTTTTTTTGCAAAAACTGGAGAGTGTGCTACACCCTCCATGAGATTATGTTGTGCTTTTGATTTACTTGGCATTCTTAGTCTCCAGTGTGTGAAAACATGCCACGTTTAGTCATGTTTGCAATAGTTGCATCAATTTGCTCTTTTGTATATGGGCTAGTTGCAGGAGTGTTAGTCTGCATGTTTTGATAACTTTGCGGATTATTCATCGTCGCAGTATTTGGATTTCTGTTATCATAAATAGGAGGCTGTCCTCTATATACAGGTTGAGTATATTGATTTTGCATCTTTTGTATTTGTTGCATGTACTGATTTTTTAATTGCAATGCTCCAGCTGGATCAGTTTTAGATTGATTAATAATCGCTTGCTGAATTGATGGAGGAAGCGCTGGACTAATTAAATTTCCAGTTGATGAGCCGTCGGCCATGTGCTTAATATGTCCGCCGGCTTTAGCTTTTTTTGATGCGTGGCCACCTTTTTTAAAGTAGTCAGAAGCTTTAGCTTTAGCACCTGCAGATTCTGCATCAGCTTTTTTATCGCCTGTTGGTGGAACTTTAACAATCTTGTCTTCATCACCAGCTGGTTTTGAACCTTCAAATTCTACATCAGAACCTGCTGAGTATTTACCAATCTTGCCGCCTTTTTTAGCTTCTACTTTCTTTTCTGTGGATGGTTCTGTTGATGGTTCTACGTGTTCTACTTTACCACCTTTTTTATATTTACCACCGCTGCACATTGCCTTGCCGCCTTTTTTCATAGCAGCAGATTTAGCGTCAGCTTTCTTGGTACCAGTAGCTTTAATTTTTTTGATTTCATCTAAATCGCCAGATTTTTTGTGCATCTCGATTGCACCGCCAGCTTTGTATTTTTTAACTGTGCCTTCTTTTTTCTTATCACGGCCACCTTTTTTGAGCTTGATTTCTGTTGGCTCTTTTTTGTGTTCAGCTTCGTCGTGTTGTTTGAATGCTTTTTTGATTAGAGCTTTATCTTGGGCAATGTCACCACCTTCTTTGTGATGTTTAGCTTTGCCGCCCTTTTTCATGATATTGATGTGACCGCCCTCTTTGTAGCATGGCATGTCAGATTTCATTTTTGTATTACTTTTGAATCCGTCCATTTTGGTTCCTATAGGTTAAAATTGATAAAATTAGGATGATCAGTCCTTAGCTCTACTAATGCACAAAAGCCACTTTTTTCGCCCCATGGAGGAATAATTCGCGTTCCCTGTAACGTCTAGCTTCTAGTATGGCAGGCTTATTCCAAAGTAACATGGCATCAGCCGCACCATGGAAATTGTGGTTTCTGATGTTTCTAATAACCGTTGATTTTTTAAAGTTGTCAACGCCAATATTAAAGCAAAAACTTAAGAGTGCCTCGTATTGGTATGTAGTTAATTCGTAGGGTGACGTCTCCTCCACTGCAGTGCTACAGGACTTTATATCCTGCCTAAAAAGCTGTAATACCTCAGCATCCGTGAGCGTCTTATGTTTAAGGTGATCTTCATCTTTTTTAATGAGGTGACCAATACCAATGGTTAATTTACCCTGACTGTCTCGGTAGGCTTCATTTCTAAAGCCTTCCTCTTTTGATAATAGAATAACCTGATTGGCTACCTTTGAAAGATCCATTTCCAACTTGGTATGGTTCACTTGCTCCGTATTGCACGTGATCGAAAAAAGTGTGAGCAATCCTGCAAGTATAAATACTTTGTTCATGATTAATCCTTTCTCTGCGTATGTTACCGCAAATTAATGATTCTATGTTAGATTTTTGGGAAAACTAAGCTAGAAAAGCCCAGAATAAGAAGAGAGAATTGTTCATATTTAACCTCCTAAGAACAGTTGTTTTTCGTCATTTCGACGGGTGACGAGACCCTTGATGATTTTACCACCAGCCCTGACGTACTTCGTGAATTCCTCCGCAGCGCCCTTTTTATCATTTCTAAGGATCTTTTGACGGAGGGTTGATCGCTGTAGTACCCCAAGACCAAGATTGAAGCTAAAACTAATAAGAGCATCAAATTCGCCTTGTGTAAGTTGCACAGGACAGAACTTTGACACTCCCTGCTCAAATCGAGCCAAATCTTTTCGAAGAATCCCATCTACTTCCTCCATAGTGAAAACTTTATTCCATTCTGGCGGTAGGGATTTACCATCACCAATAAGGTGTCCTACGCCAACAGTCCAAAGTTTAACACAATCTTGGTACGGTTTCAAGCGTACACCTTCGTGATGTTTAATTAATGCTATACCTTTGTCAGATATCTGCATTAGTTTTTCCAGTGACGTGAACCAAAGTAGAAGCCAATAATTGAGGCAACAATCGCCATCTCTTGGTCTGAGAATACTAAGTCAAGTGCTTCTTTAAAGTCAACACCTGTCCAGATAGCCCAGATCATGCCAGATACGTCAGTGAATACTAATAAGCCAACAAACACATAAGCAATGACTGGACGTACAGAAGCACGTAGATTAACAATCCATTGTGCTGCACCTTCTTGTTCTTTAGCAGCAAATGCATACAATGCAGAAGCTTCTTGTGCATCAGCTTGCACTAAGTTCTCTTGCAAGTTGATTGCTTCAATGCGTTCTTGAGCTTGAAGGTTTTGTTGAGCCATAGCTAACTGTTGTTGCATTTGTAGCTGAGCCATTTCTAGCTCATGTTTTTGATCTGACTTTTGTTGAAAGAATTGTAAGATGGATGGCAAACCAGAGGTAGCAAATCCAAGTATTCCTGATAACATACTAAACATAATATCTCCTATGAACCCAACGGGTTTGTTGTAGCTTTTCGAAGGGCTTTCATTTGCTCTTGCATAGAGGTAATCGCTGAATTGATTTCCAATGTATTACCTTTAGCTAACGCTTGCGCTTCACGTGATGAAGCTAGTGCATCTGATGATTTTTCTTGCATACGGATAGATGCATCTTGTAGTGCTGCAATTCTATCTTGTTGCGTTTTTACTTGAAGCTCTAAAGTTGTGATTTGAGATTTCATATCACCAATACCTTTAACTTCCTCAATCGCCGAAACCGCTTCGTTGTAGCGGGTTATCGCCAAGTAGGCTCCGCCACCTATAATTGGCAATGCTGTTAAAATTAATCCCAATATCATCTGAGGTGATAAAGTTAAGGAGAATGTCTTGTTCTCTGCCATATGCTTGTTCCTGTGTTAAGTTGATATATTCTTGAATTTGTTGTTGCTGCATATTGTAGCCAGCATTTAGTAATTGCATACTCATGACTACACCGAAACCTGGAACGATTTCTTTACCTTTGGGTATGCTAGTTTTCGCCTCTGTCTTGTTGGTTTCCGAGCTTCCTGTAGAGTTGCTCGTATTGCTCGATGCTGTCCCAGAGGTGACGTCTGACTTTTGTGTAGTCCCACTTTGGCTTGTTGTTGTTGTCGTTGTGTCTACCAATGGGGTATTCGCAATAACAGGGTTTTGTTGAACATCCACAGGTGGGGCAATCTGTGTTGTCGAATTCATTTGTTTGCTGATCACCGAGTTTGGATTCGTCGGGCTGATCGGTGACACTGGGCTTGTCGGATTGTTTAGATTCGTGACCGACATGACGCATGTATTCGAAGTCGTAACCCAATCCGACCATATTGGCGTGGAATATGGATCCGAACAAGTCGATGATCTGTTTTGTAGTATGCTTCCAATATACCCAGATTGACACGATAATGTCTGTGTCTGAGTTGATGGTTTGCATGTTGCTGGATCCGGTGTGCATGAATTGGTTGTAGTGATCCACGCTCCCGGGACGGGTTGACCATAGGGATCTGGACAACTCGTTGTTGTTTGTTGGGTTATCTGTCCTGAAAAATGGGTCGGACAACTTAGACTCCTTGCTGAAACGCTTGTCTGACAGCTCGGTGGAAGCGGCGTGCAGTTGTTCGAAGTTGTTTGCCATGGGCTCCAAGTTTGCGTCGAACAGAAGTAAGTCCTACTTTGATTGATAGCACCAGTTTGATGCGCACCACATTGAAGTGTTTGAAATTCAACTGATGATGTGCATGGCGGTGGTATATAACAAACGGGATGGCCGTAAAATTGAGCCAGTTGATTACACCAGTCCGTAAATCCATCAGCACTCGCACTACTCCTTGAGAGGAGGAATAGCAGGAATATTATAGTCCTCGCCATAGAGCTTTTTAAATCTTTCAGGGTAACGTTTAAACCAAGCTTTCTTTGCTGCATCACCGACTGCTCCGCCTAATGGACATGGACTGCCTGACATCTCCATCGCGTCCCATACTTTTGGATCTTGACAGAGCACTGAAACTGCCGCCACTTTAAGACCTAAGTCATTGAGTGTTTTAGCTAGTTTGATTTTTACGCAATTATCATCAAGAAGTACAGTACCGCCAGAGAGAGATAGTACGCCAATGTTCCCAGCCCCAGAGACGGGTACTGCGCAAACATCTTGGCTAAAAGCAGACATAGAGGGAGCCATGGCACTAGATACAGGCATGCCTTTGTTTTGAATAACAGTAGTATCTGCATAAGCTATCCCAAACCATAAACAAAGAATCGTACCTAAAATACGTTTCATTTATTTGTCTGCCTTGTCATCTAATTTTTCAAAAATACGGTCTAGCATGTTTTTGATTTCGTCAATGTCGCGACGATAATCATCTTTAGTTACGTATGAAAGTGGCATCTCTGCTATTTTATCTTCAAGACGTAAGATAGATCTTGACATACTATTCAATACCCAAGCGCCAAAGAAACCAATAAGTCCTAAGGCAATATTAATAAGGGTTTGGGTATCCATTATTTTTTCTTTAAACCTTTCAGCGTTTGAGCCAATCTTGCACGTTGACCAGTCACGCCAGATTTTTTAGCAGCGGATGCTAATTTACCAGCGGGGATCTTTTCACTTTTTTTAACACCAAGAGACTCTTTAAGTGCGCCAGGTTTTTTAATTGCTTTTTGAATCCACTTTTCTGCCATGATTATTGTCCTTGATTTGGTGATAAGCTAGATGGTTGTGAAATTGCTGGAGCTTCAGCTGGAACAGCAGCTTCTTCAACTACAGGTGCTGGAGCAGGTGCTGCTTTCTTGTGTGCTAATTTACCGATAAGGTTTTCTACACCGTGAATAACAATTCTTACATAGCTTACTAATGTTTTAACTACTGCGAGTAAAGCTTTAACTACATTCCATAAGTCTTTAATTAATTGCATTTAAATCTCCTTTATTGTTAATCTAATACTACTTTTAAGTCATTTATAAACTTAATACCGTCAATTAAATATTTTGATGTTATATTATTTTTAATATCTACTACAATAATGTAACAACTTTGATCTTTGGTATTGGTTTTAAAATTAACTGAACAACCTATAATAATTTTGTCATCATAGACGTCCAATCCTCTTAAAAAAGTACTTGAACTATCAACTAACTTAAATGGTTTTGATACATTAGTATTTAAGTCAATCATTAGTATTTCGCCGGTGCCTGTTGATAGGGTGTACAAATAGTTATCCACTACTCTAATCCCATGGCAACACTTGCCAGCTCTTGCCACTAACTTGATGTCGAATGTGTTGACCTTGTCAAAGTATCCAAAATCAGACTCGACAAAATTTTTATTATGACGACAGAAATAAATTTTATCGCCTGCATCAAACAACGAGTTAAGGTGCCTTGAATCTAACTGATCCGCGTTAAGGGGCTGCAGATGAATATCTACACGGTTCAGAAGATTAACGTTTATATATTTGTTAATTTTATTTTTTACATCATGAATGCCAATAGTATCTATGGCAGTATGACATACGTAAAATGTATCTTGATCTTTTACAATCTGGTGGGTATTAATCACCATAGGTATGGAGATAAGACCCTTAAATTCATAGGAAGTTTTATCAAACTTACCCAGTTTATCATTAGACGCAATGTAGATATACTGATCGTCTACATCTACACCAAAGGGGCGGTATGTGGGCCTTCCTTTGCCTTGTAGATTGGGTGAATCTAATTCTTTTGTTTTTGAATGACGGTGCGTGATCGTGTTTGAATTAAGGTCAAATACTACGAAATCATGCTCTTCTGTTGTAATCAGGAGTCTTGTCATACGTCAAGCTCCAATATAAAATTAATCACTACGCGTCTTTTGTGCTGCGTTGGCACAGATGATCTGTGCGTTTGCTTTGAATTAATCACGACACAGTTACCCTTTTTAGGTGATGATGTAAAAAGAACTGTCTTTTTATCATCATCGTAAACTGTCGTATCACCATCGGAATCCGTGACGTAATACACAAAGCTTACAAAGTTGCCTGGGTTTGTGATATCCATATCAGTATGGATTAAATTATCTAGCGACTCAGGTGTGTGTGCTATGTTGGGTATTAAGTTACCTTTAATTCTTACTACACGCTTTACTTTAATGCCTGTGCGTTCTACAAAGTAGCCGATTATCATATTGACTAAATTGTAGTGTGCCGACCACACTTTTTTGTTTAAGAAAAATACGTGGGTCATTTGGAATATGTCTTTGTCCGGTTTCATTGGGACAATATTTTCTGAGTTCCAGTACCATGGAAACCCAGTGGACGTCATAAGTTTATGTACCTCATCTTCTAAAGATTGAGGTAACAGCTTTTCAATAATCATACGATTATTATATCAAATAATTAAGAAGATGGTTGAGTTACTTCTACCCATGATGTTGTAGCTTCATCCCATGAGTAAACTTTACCGTCTGTTGGATAGTCTACAGGTGCTTTCCATTGAGCAGTAGCTTCGTCTAAAACCCATGAAGCAAAAGGTTGTGGTGGGATAAATGCGTCTAGTGTTGCATCATATTTATAGCCAATACCTGCGTAATTCTTGCGGATTTTAGCGTTGTATGATGTTTGTTTCCAAGTGCCGCCAAGAAGGTTATTACAGAACGCAGCACCAATTGCTTCATTCTCTACACCGTCTTTATCGGCCGTGTCTTGGTTAGCAACTACAATTACTTGAGTTACTATGTTTTCTTCGTTAATCTGACAAAAGTGCGCCATCTATTACTCCTTTATTAAATATGTTTCCAGGTATTGCTACGCCAAATACGATAGATTGTAGATGGAACTACATTAAATTCTTGGCATAATTTTTTATAACTTTCATTCATTCTATTTTTTATAGAAACTATTTGGTCATTAGTTAATTTATGATGACCTTGCATTTCACCTTTAGCTTGTCTATTTTTATTTATTTTATCTTTTATATTATCTTGATGAGTTCCATAAAATAAATGTTTAGGATTCACACATAATCGATTATCACAAGTATGACATACACACATTCCATCTTGTTTTCCTAAATGTATTTCAGCAGAATATCTATGCGCTTTAGTTTGTTTATTATTATCACTATCCCAAAATTGACCATAACCATCTTTGTCTATTCCAGCAATATAGTTCCAACATTCATTATCTAAACGTTTATCTATTTTACTCCAAAATCTTATTAAACTATTTGTCTTTGATCTAGCCATATATCACCTTGCATTAGAAATTTTTGTAGGATTTTCTGCAAATGCTGCGTAAATGTATGTTGCTCCTGATGAATAGTTTACATCACTACCAGAATCTCTAATTTTAAATCCATTGCTTACAATATCAATTAAATCACCTCCACTACCTTCTACATTTGTAGAATTAGGAAGTAAATATAAATTAGCAACATTGTAAGGACTTCTAGAAGTGTCTAATACTACCCAATTATTACCAGCAACACTTCCTTTAATTAATATATATTTTGGTCTAAATCCACAATATATAAATGGACCATCAGTAGAAGCATTTGCTGTGTAACTTCCAAAAGCGGAGAAGCCTGGAATAGCTGCCCAGCAATAGGCTACTATAGGACTAGCACTTTGATTTGGATATACACTAGAACCTAAAGAAAATACAGATGATGTAGGAGATGTATTATTAAATGCTGTAGAGTCTGCTGTATAAGCATTAGTTTGGTTTAAATACATACCACCACCATTGCCCATAGACACATGATAAACTTGCCAAGCTCTTGCAGTTCCACCACTTCTTTGTTTAAAGAATATCATGCTTGGCGCAACACCAAGCCCATGTCCTACTGTAGCATTAGCACCTGTTCCTGTATAAGTCACTACACTAAACCCAGCAGTTGTGTTTACAGATACAGTAGATGTAATAGAGCCTGAAGTATTAGATGATGTTGAACCTTGTCCAGCTTGCCATTGCCAGCCTACATAAGTGGCAGTATTGTTATTATAATTAGTGTCTGTTCCTAATGACCAACCATTGCTATTAAATGCTGTTAAACCATTGGTATCTGTTGTTTCTGCACCTGTAGTATCAGATATAAGTGCTTTTGTAACACCTCTAACAGAGTCAGTTAATTTATGATCTGTAGCTGCACTTCTTGATTTTACCCATACTAAATCAGGTTTAAATCCTGCGGTATTAGTAATAGATTGTGTAGAGCCATTACCTGTATATAGCGTTGCATCCATATACTTATTACCCTGTAATATAGTAGGGGTAGGTAGGTTATATGTGTTTAGTGCTACATAGCCTGTAGGAGGTGTGTAAGAAAATGGTCTTTGTCCAAAGTTAATAATATTTACTGTGGATGTTGCAGTAGATGAATACGCTGGTTTAAATGTTCCTGATATTCCTGTAAATGCAGTTCCTTGACTTGTGCCATTTTTATAAAATGTTAGTGTTCCTCCATCTAAATCTAATGCAACACCAACAATATCACCAGCAGTTTGATAAGTTGCACCATAAGACGTTCCTGTGTTATTGTTATATTTTTGACCATTAACACTATAATATCCATAAGATGTAGATGTTTGACCAGGAAACAAAGCATTAGAAATATTATCTGAAGTGGAAATAATGCCATTCATATAATCTGCTACTCCTGTTGCATTAACAGTATATTCCCAATACCATTTGCCACTAGACACAGCAAATGATCCAGCAATAGCAGTCCAAGTTGACGCAGTTCCACTTGTTGATTGTAAATTAGCGGCTAAAGTAGTTACAGTTGAATATTTATCTAAAGGATTAAGTGTGCAGTAATTACCCACAGTCGCACTTGTTAGCGTAGGAACATCAGTCATAGCATCATAAGTTGTGCCTGCTGTTAAGCTAATGTTGTTAGTTGTCCAATTATTACCGTTAGGTGAACTATCGTAGCCTAATGTTGTGGTAGATATTGTGTTACCAAATGTTAAGTAGAAACCGTTAGTTCCGTATGTGCCTGTGTATTTAATTGGTTTCCATACTTGATTAGCGTCATTGTTACCGAAGTAATATGGTGCTAAGGCTTGGCCATCAATGAAGTTAATGTCAGCCATGTATCCATCAAAATATGTATTAAATGTAGAATTAACAGCAGTAGCACCTACAGCATGAGGAACTGTATTATTAATTGAATTTACAGAATTTTGTGTTGGATAAGTTGCTGCGGCAAATGAAGTTACTTGATTACCATTAATGTAAAACATAACACGATTAGCTGCAGTTGCTTGTGTAGTATCAACAGCAACAACTATATGATACCAAGCTGAAGGATCACGAAATACTTGAGATGTAACTACATCAACAGATGCTGCACCTGCAGTAAAAAACTCTAATTGATCTGATGAATTAAAACGAATAACATCATAAGTAGGTGCTGTTGTTCCTGCACCAAATAAAGTAAAATAATTACCTAAAGAACCTCGTTTAACCCATGCACTCCAAGTATAAGTAGTTCTGTTAGATGCTTGAGATGGAGTTCTATTTAAATATGCAGATGCACTTAATCTAAACCTTAAAGAATTGTTTAGGTTATTAGTAAGTGGTGTTAAAGCACCTGTAGCTGTAAATGTGTGGATAGTATTACCACCTGATGATGTGACTAGACCACCGTTAAATACTTGTGAGCCAGCGTATGAGATGATAACAATACCTGATCCGCCTGAGCCACCAGCAAAACCAACAGAAGCATTATTACCGCCACCACCACCACCACCACCTAAATTAGTTGTGCCTGAAACTCCATTAGCATTAGTTCCTCCGTTACCACCACCATAAGTAGCAGTTCCACCAGAGCCTGAATTTTGTGCATTACCACCACCACCTCCACCTGCATAGTTTACAGATACTCCAGTTATTGAAGATGCTACTCCTGTTCCTCCAGCACCTCCAGACAAACTTACACCTATAGCTCCTGCGCCACCTGCACCACCACCACCACCTGATTGATTATTTGTTGATGTTGCACCTGCATATCCTTGACCGCTAGTTCCTGAACCACCTGTATTGTTGCTATTACCACCACCACCGCCACCTCCTGAACCACCAGATGTAGCAGCTGTATTATATGCGCCTCCACCACCGCCACCTGTTGAAGTAAGCGTAGTTAGACCTGTGCCTGATATAACTGAATTTCCTCCAGCAGAACCAGAAACACCTGCACTTGTTCCGCCTGTTCCACCTGCACCTACAGTTACTACATAAGTAGCACCTGAATATAAAGTTGTAGATGATGTTAAAAGACCACCAGCACCTCCACCGCCAGCCTGATTAAATCCACCACCACCACCACCAGCTACGACTAAATAACTAGCTGTTACAGGTGTAAGAGGGCTTAATGTGCCTGAAGATGTGAATGTGTGAATTTGGTTACCACCTGAAGTAGTAAGAGTGCCACCTACGAATTTAGGTGTAGCAGATGCGTAAGATATGATGACTATGCCTGAACCGCCTGCACCACCACTATTAGCTGCTCCATTATAGCCACCACCACCGCCACCACCGCCAAGATTTGTTGTTCCTGCTACACCTGTTGCTGTTGAACCATTTCCTCCACCGCCAGAACCACCTGTTCCAGCAGTTGTTCCTCTAGTATCAGCGCCACCGCCACCACCACCAGCGTATGTTACGGATGAGCCACTAATAGATGAAGAAGAGCCTGCTCCTCCGTTACCTGCAGCTGAAGATGTTGCATTTGCTCCTACAGCACTAGCACCACCTCCACCACCACCAGCAGCACTAACACTTACTGTAGTAAATCCTTGACCACCATTGTTACCTTGACCACTTGTCCCTGTTCCACCTGCAAGGCCTGCTCCGCTAGTTGTAAATCCACCGCCTCCGCCTGAACCACCATTAGAGCCAATTCCTGTTGATCCTGTAGTAGAACCTCCTCCACCACCGCCTCCTATGGAAGTAACTGTTGTTAATCCTGTGCCTGATATAACTGAATTTGAACCATTTGCACCTGTTGTATTTGATACTGCTGCGCCACCACTACCAACTGTAACTGTATATGTAACAAGTGTGGATAATGTTGTAGATGAAGTTTGATACCCACCAGCACCACCACCGCCAGCATCATAGCCTGAACCGCCACCGCCACCGCCAGCTACAACTAAAAAGTTTGCAGATACATTATTTTTGTTAGACGATAAGAATCCATAAGCTCTAGATGCTTCTACCGCTAATCGTGATAGTAATGACATTAACTATTCCTATTTGAATTGTGTTTGTGACGCAAATACTGTAAATGCGGCTGAACCTGTTTTAACAATGGTGTATGAGTAAGCATCAACACCTGATGCGTTACCACTTGACCATGCTGTACCACCTTGATATTTAGGTGTGACTGAATTGCCATCAATCGTAATTGCATTGTTGTAGTAAGCTGTAGCGCCTTGCGATACTAAAAACACAACAGTCACTGATTGACCTGTAGACATTGCAGTATTTAATGATGTGCCTGAACTGAATCTAAAGTTTACTGTCCAGTTTGCTGATGCTGATGTTGTGTAGTACAACACTGATTGTGTTGATATGTCGTAGTTAATTGTGCCTGTAGCAGCGGTTGCTGATACTGTTGTTACTTCGGCGGCATTTGTCACTACTTGTGCAAGAACGCTTGTAGAACCACTAAATGTTTGTGTAGCAGTAAATGTGCTTGCAGCAGATGTTACAGCAATATTAGCGCCTGCTAAAGTAGTAGCGCCTGTTCCTCCATTGGCAATTGCCAAAGTGCCTGCAAGTGTTATGGCTCCGGATGTAGCTGAACTTGGTGTTAAGCCTGTTGTTCCAGCACTAAATGATGTTACACTATTTGCAGTTGCGAGTGTTACAATGGTACCAGATTGATTAAAAAATAGTTTACCATCGGGCACATTAAGCGCGAGTTCACCTGTGGTTAAATTCGCCGATGTGGGAACATTACCAGAAGTTGTGCTGTAGTAAAGTACAATGGGTGTATAGCCTGATTGTGCCATAAATATTTCCTTTAAATTACGATTTTATTTAAAAAATTAAAAATTGTCAACATATTTTTAAAATGTTCCACCTTTAATACCGCCAGTGATAGTTCCGTTTGTGGCATTGTAAGTAAATGACGTGGTTGTGTTAAGTGCTATGTTTCCTGTTGCTGATGATGCGTAGATAATATAATTTGTAGCTCCAGATCCTGCAGTTGATACTATTGTAGAAGCATTTACATTAGACCATGTTGGTACACCATTACCAGATGATGTTAATACTTGGCCAGAGGTACCGTAGTTGGTTGTGCCTGTACCTAATACCCATGCACCTGTTGTGGTAATTTGTTTTTGTTGGGTATTATTGGTGTAAAAACTTAATGGTAAATATGTACCTGTACCATTGATACCTGATACTAATTGAACATCAGTGCTTGTTGCCGCAATTAAAATCTTAGATGCATTGGTAGGATCAGCAGCATTTGCAGCTTGCCACGATGCTTGTTGTCCTGATACTGTGCCGTTAGGTAATGCATAAATACCTGTTGCACTATTTACTGTGTTTGTTACAAATGCAAGTCTAGTACTAATTGTAGCATTACTAAAATCTCCAGTAAATCTTGCACTTGTACCCGTACCACCTAAACTAAATGTTGTACCATTGTATGTTAAATTAGCACTTGAACTAAGTGCTGATGTACCATTACCATAAGGTATGTAGTTAGCAGTTAATGATGTTAATCCAGTACCACCCGCTGCAACTGGTAATGTACCAGCAGTGAGTGCAGATGATGATGTTGAATAGATTGCATTATTTGCTGCAGTAAATGTTGTAAGTCCAGTACCGCCGTAGCCTGTACCAAGTGTTCCACCTAAAGTAATTGCGCCTGTGGTTGCTGTGTTTGGAGTTAATCCAGTTGATCCTGCACTAAATGATGTAACGCCACCAACGGTGTTAGCGTTTACCCAGACTGGTGCACCAGTACCTCCTGATGTGAGTACCTGACCACTTGTGCCTGCTGCTAATAATGTAATAGCTGACGCATTGGAGTATGCAATGCCTCCCGCTGTGGCTGTCAATGCAGCGCCAGTGCCACCATAATTTAATCCAATCACATTGCCATTCCATGTGCCGTTTGTGTAACTGCCAGCCCATGATAGTGTGTTTGTAGACCAGCTTGCGTTAGATGGTGGTGAATTATGATAATCCCATGAACCTGCTGCATTTGAATTGCTTAATAAAACTAGAGTAATATAAGACCCTGATTGAATAGTTGCAATTGTTGTAGATGAATTATTTTGAATAACAATCGTGCCTGATGATTGATTGTTATTAAATGTAAATGTTGCGCCATTAGGTAATGTGGTTGCATCAGGTAATTTAATAGTTTGACCACCTGATCCAGTAATAGCATAATTTTGTACTGTGCTTGCAGTTAATACAATCGTTGTTCCTGAAGCAGCTTGGTTAACATATCCTTCAAATAAACAGTTTGTGGTAATGTTTCCATTTGCATCTCTCAATACGACAGAGTTAGCGCCACTTGATGTTGTAACTCCTGTTCCTCCACTTGATACACCCAAAGTACCTGATAAAGTAATAGCACCAGTGGTTGAAGTACTTGGTGATAATCCACTTAAACTTGTTTGAAATGATGTTACACCACCTGCAGATCCATTAGATGCAGCAGTGATTCGACCTTGTGCATCAACCGTTAAGTTTGCATTTGTGTATGATCCGGCCGTAACTGCAGTATTAGCTAAAGCAATTGTAACTGGAGATGAGCCATTGAAACTTGTGCCACTGAGTCCTGTACCAATGGTTAATGTACTAGTCGTGTTTGCTGTAATGGTACCACTACCACCTAAACTGATAGATGTACCATTTACTGTAATAGAACTGTTTGCTAATTGAGCATTGGTGATAGTGCCACTTAATGCTGTTGTAGGAATAGTAGTTGATGCGGTAACTGCTGATGTATTGTTTGCATACATATAACCTGTGAGGCCTGTTACAGTAATAGTATTAAATGCTTCTGAAGGAGATCCTAATAATTTTTCCCAAACAGTTCCATTAAATAATGCCCAGTCACCCACTGACCATAAATTAACACCATTTAAGTTTGTTGTACCTGCTACAGATACAACATAGTAGTTACCTTGAGTACCTACGCTTGATGTAAGTGTTGGTGTATTTGTTGATGCATTCCATGTGCCTGAATATCCTAAACCTGTACCTGGAGCACCTTGCGGAATACCAAAATTAAACACTGCTGTCGTTGAATTACCACTATTATTTACGGTTGCATTTGAACCATATGATAATGTAGTTGTATTCCCAACTGTTACATTGGTATATGGGCCTGCAGGAATAGTGAAGTTTAATACGGCTGCTGATGAATTACCACTATTAGTAACAGATGCATTTGAATTTGCAACGCCGGTTGTTGTTGTACCTACTGTTATAGTGGCTGCATTACCTTGTGGTCCTATTATACCTTGAGGAATACCGAAGTTAAATACTGCTGCGGATGAATTACCACTATTTGTTACAGTGGCATTTGATCCTGGTGAAAGTGTTGTTGTAGTACCAACGGTAATGGTTGCAGCATTACCTTGTGGTCCAATATTACCTGTAGCGCCTTGTGGAATACTGAAATTTAAAACGGTAGCATATGCGTTACCACTATTGGTAACTGATGCATTAGATCCTGGAGATAATGTAGTTGTTGTTCCAACATTAACGGTTGGGCTACCAGGAACAAAGAAATTAAGGAGAGCTACGGATGAGTTACCGGAGTTGGTAACGTTTGCTGGTGTGCCTGGAGATAATGTAGTGGTTGAGTTAACATAAACTGCTGCAGCATTACCCTGTGGGCCTGTGTTACCAGTCGCGCCTTGAGGAATACCAAAGTTAAATACTGCTGCGGATGAATTACCACTATTTGTTACAGTGGCATTTGATCCTGGTGAAAGTGTTGATGTTGTGCCGACAGAAATAGTTGCAGCATTACCAGATGGGCCTGCGTTACCTGTTGGAATACCAAAATTTAAAACAACGTTTGATGAATTACCAGAATTGGTAACTGTAGCATTAGCACCTGGTGTTAATGTTGTTGTGGTGCCAACGGTTACATTTGCAGCAACACGACCTACATCTTGTGTTGATCCATCGCTATAATTGAAGAATAAATCACCACTTGATAAAATATTTGCATTGGTAATAAGTTTACCAGGAGATACCGCGTTAGCAATCTGTGATACAGATGCTTGTTTTGTAACGCCTTGTTGAACAACTACCGTGAGTTCCGATCCTGTAATACTGGAGGCGACTGGTAGTTGCGATATCGGTTGATCCATGTGCTATTCTCTTAAATTAAGTATAACTGAATATGTTTACACCTTGTCCTGTGCCATAAGGGCCAGTTACGGTGATTGTAATTGATCCAACGGTTCCCGCTGGAGTATTAAATGATATGTTATTTTGATTGGTTATTGTGAAACTTGTCACATTAGTACCACCAAAATTAATGGCTGTTACGCCTGTTAAATATAAACCTTGCAATACAACTGCTGTATTTCCTAAATGTGATCCACTATTTGGCAATACACCAAGTACAATTGGTGGATTACCAGGTACTGCGGGTGGTTGTGGCACTGGAGGATGTTGTAAGTTACCTGATACGGCACTTGATCCAGTTGCTAAATCACCTTGAGCACCAGAATATGGTGGAATACCTTCCAAAAACATTGCATTATCATTTTCTGTCCACACTTGACTCGCTGGGAGTGCAATATTAACATCAGGACGTGGAAAACGTAACGCTATATTTTCTGTTTGTATGGCGGGTAAACGCCATGGGTCAAAATTATCTAAGTCATCCTTGCAAACTCTCATGCCAGGAAAATTGGGGTCTGGCATGAGGTCTACGTAAGGAAATTTTCGACTGCATCGATCGCAAACGCCGACTGATAAGACGGAATTGCCTCGTGTGTCGATATAAACCGGCATTATTATCTAACGCCAGCTTGGATTACCGTTAATGTGTCACCTGCAGCACCACCAGTTAATCTAATTGCACGATATGGCTGACCTAAGAAGCCTGCTGCATTAGGATAAGTGGTTCCTGCTGTTGTCCAAGTAAATGTTGGAGTTGAAAATACTCCAGTCTTTGCGTTGACTGGGTATGGATCTGTCACAGTTACTTGTACTGTAGCACTTCCGTTGCTACTTACATAAGTCACATGATTAGGTGTTAGATATTGATCTAAAACAACCGCTGGAGTATTTCCAGAGCTGTCTGCTGTTACGACTACTTCACGCATGGTTTACTCCTAATTAAGAATTGGTGTAACCTTGACCTACGTTAAGGATAGAACCATCATAGTTACGAGCTGTATAGCTAACATCAAATGTACCTGATAATGATCCACTTGATAATACAGATACTGCAGCCGCTGTAAATGTTAATGTAGCGTCTAATGTACCAATGTTATTTAAAATTGCTGCTACTGCTGCAGTAGATGTAAATGTGATTGGAATAACGCCACCAGCTGCTGTTGGAGTAATTGTACCGATTGTGGTTGTTGTATTAGCACCTGTTGTTGGGTTAGTTTGAATAATTGCAACAGTGATAACGCCACCAGCTAAGTTAGCTGCTGCTGTTGTTTGGAATAAACGAACATTACTAATAATTGAACCAGCTGGTAATACGAATGGTGTAGCTGTTGTTTGACCTACATCAGCTGTTGTAAATACTGTTGTATTTGCTGTTGTAGTTGTAATTGGATTAAGAATATAGCTTTGTTGTGTTGCTGATACTGCACCGCTATTATCAGGTGCAATTGTTCCATTGTTTGTTGGATTATTGTACTTGTAAACGCGAATTGGTTGGTTAAATGTTACTGACATTTGAATTTTCCTATCTAGAGTTTATAGCCTCACTCAGTCGCTAGATCGTAGACCCGGGAAGTAACGGGCCCCTGTTGGAGGCAAATCTTCCTATCACTACTAATGCATATTTTTAATAGTTTTCGCCCTAAAATAGGTGCTTGTTTGATTTTTTGACGTTTTCCGTCGCTGGAATGACTCGTATATTGGATGGTACATGCAAACCAGAAACCAGTTTGCCCTGTAAGGGGATAATGTGGTCGACATGATACTTTTTACCACTTTCTCGAGATAGCATATTGGCCACTGAGTATTTACATTTAATGTTTAACCAATCAGATTCAGTTAACCATTTTGGAATTCTATTTAATTTAGCTAATTGACGTTTTCGTGTTCTAGCTAAGTGGCGATCTGGATATTGTTTATCATAAGCATTTAATCTTTTTAATCCTCTTGCTTTTACATCTGGTTTATTAGACCAATTTCTTTTTAAGATATTTAAACATTCAATACACGTTCTATTGTTTGTTCTTTTTTCTGCAATATGATTATTTTTACATGGTAATCCAGTAAAGTATTTTTTTAAATTTTGTTTAAGTGCTTCTTGTCTTGTAATTATTTTCATATTGATATTATATAACAAAAAAGCCAGTTTTTACACTGGCTTTTTCACAATCATCGTAATGATTATAGACCTGCTGTACCGTAGATGTTACGAGCATCGTGCCAGCCCGTGGCGTAACGTTCTGTAGCTTTGTAACGCATTGAGTCTGTTTCGAAGTCACCTTCCATAGATTTCTCCATTGGACGGCGCATTACTAACATGAGACCGTTTTCTGCGTCTGTTTGAATCCACCAAGCTTTTGATGAGCTTAAACGAGTCACAACGTGTGCACCATTAGGTAACATACCTGTTGACTTGATTGGGTTCAAATCGTTGTCTGCAGTACCTGAACGTAAAACTGATTTAAGAATAACTTCAGCTTGGAATTCAAGTGCTGGTGGAACAACTAATTGTTCTGCTTTTAATCTGATACGTTTACCATTGTTGTCAACAGCTGAACGGATTTGAATTAAAAGTTGCTCAACTGATGTTTGTGATAAAGAAGCAGCTGTGCTTAATTGGTTGCTGTATGTAGCACCGTTAGCGATAGGGTGAGCTGTGCTAACTAATGTTACACCATCACCACCTACGTAACCGCTTGTGAAAGCGAAGTTAAGTAAGTTAGCGCATAATGTTTCTTTAGTTTCAATCATAGATTGAGCTAAGTGTTTAGCAAATGTAGAACCGATACGGATATGATCACCGTCTTCCATCAAAACTTTAGTTAAAGCATATGCTAAACCATAGATTTGGTAGATAAAACGTGTGATATATAATGTACCGCCTTGATCGTAGCTAACTGGTGTGCCGTCAGGCATAGCAGGAGCTGCGTTCATACCGAAGAGCATTACTTCTTCATGGTAGTTTCTTGGAATACCTTGTATTTGTTCTACAAAGCCTTTCCATTCGTCATCGCGTTGTTCATAAACGCCATCAAAGACTTCGTTGATAATCGGTTCGACTACCGCACGAAAGTCCGTACTTCTCATTGGGGTTGCCATCTAGAGATTCCTTTCGTTAATTAGTTAGACCGATGTTACGGCGCCAGTGAATTGATTATTACAGATTTGTACTTGAACGATTGTGTATGCGTCACCCCATGAATTTGTGTTACCTGCTGGGTATGCTGCTTCACGACCTAATCCAACTACACGAACTTGACCTTGGTTACCTGTACCAACTGCAGTAGCATTAAGCGCTGTAGTTGAGAAACCAGCACCGCCTACACCAATAGTGTAACCAGAAGCTGTGTTAGAACCAGATGTTGCATCAAAGTTGTATTCTGTACCAACTGCGTTTGCATTTGCTGAACCATTTACTTGGATTTCATAAACAAGAGCTGGGTCTTGGAAAATCCAGAAAATGATGTTAGTAGATGCATCTGCTGCTGTTTTAGAGATTGATTTTGCTACAGAACGACGACCGTCTGAGTTTGTGTACTCAACACCGTCGAAAGAACCGTAAACACCGCCAGATGAACCGGCGATTGTTAATTGGCCATATTGAGTCAAACTAACTGGTTGGTACTGGAAAAATGATTGACCAGAACTTAATGAGTAGTTTGCACCATATGAAGCGCCATTTTGATATGTGTTAGTGCCAATGAATGGTACTGCACGATCAAGACCACTTGGGTGGTAGGCAGGCTTCAGACCAAAGGGTTGAAATGTTGCTGACATAAGTGTCTATCCTTTGTGTTTAAAGTTAGTTAAGAAAAACGAATATTTTTACTTGCTTTTGCTGTTTCTTTTTCCATTTCCAATAAACCGCCTTCAAGGAGTGAACGTCCACCTTTTCTTTCCTCTGCAGTATTACGTACTTGCGCAGTAATATTGCGTTGATGCTCAAGAGGATCTTCAAGATGTAACATATGCATAACTTCTTGATAAACGTCTTCTGGTAATTTAAAAAGAACCATCTCATTACAAGACACACAGCCTTCAAACTTGCCTGAGCTCATCTTGCCTAGTCCTTCAAAGCCTAATCCTAATTCTCCGGCTTTAACTGGCTCATAACCTAATGCCATACGTTTGTCGATACTGTCATATGTGTTGGTTGTTGACAACCAGCACAAGTGCATTCCAGGAATTGCGTTCGCAGGAATGTCAGGCAGTGCACTATTTGCCCATTTGTCTCTGAACGCATCAATACGTTCGCGACGTGCGATATCATTTGGATCGGCAGCATTTGCACGATCTTTTACTTCTTGAGCACGATCAATTAAACGATCGTCTAAATCTCTTTTAATTCTAGTATTAGCCATTTGTATTATCCTTTATTAGCGCGATCATACGATGCGTATGCGCGGATCATTTTATTACGTCTCTCTACATCGTCCCATGCACCAGCGTCTTTAATTGCCTGAACACGATCTTTACTTAATGTGATTGTGTTAGGTCTTGCTGTTGTTGTATTCGACACTCTGCTTGAAGCTGTTGGACCAGCTCTTCGCGGTGCTGACTTACCACTCGCTGTGTAGCGGTGTGGTAGACGTGCAGATAACCTATTGTCTAACTCATCCCAATACTCAGGATCTGCTGGATCCCAACCATCGGCGGCTAGTTCTTGATCGATTACCTTGGCAATTCTACTATCTGTATCTCGAGCTTGTGGATCATACCAAGAATTTTTTTTAAGCCAGTTTGTGGCATTATATTGAACATCTTGTGCCATAGGAGTTGGCACATTTTGTGCTGGCTTCTTGGCTGCTTCGAGTTGTTGTTTCTTAAAATGTTGCAATTGCTGAAGTTTTTGTTTCGAATCAGTCAATTGTTCCAAATATTCGATTTGAGCTGCGGCATCGTTAGCTTGAGCTGCTTGCAACATCTTCATTTTTGCATATTCGACTTTTGTTGCTTCATCTTCAATCGTTTTATCGATTTGATTAAGTCTAAATGATGTTGCTGTGTTCTCAAGTGATGCTAAACGTCGAGCTAACTCTTCGTTTCGTCTCTCAAGTGCTGTAATTTTATGTTTTGCAGATGCCTCACGTTGTTTTGCGAGTTCTTTTTTTAATCTGCGCTCTTCACGACGAGCTTCACGTATTTTTTCACGTTCATCTTCATCGGGTTCTTCGTCAGATTCGTCATGGTGATCATTTTCGTCATCATGATCGTCGTCTGCAGGTGCTGATTCAGTAGAAGCTTCTACTTCACCGCCCTCTTTTTGTTCTTTTGGCGCCTCATCATCAAATTCTTCTGGTAAATCGGCAACCTTGGCTAGAACACTTCCATCGTCTTGTTCCTTAATAGGAATATTTAGTTCTTTTTTAT